AAAAAGATAAACTTGCTACAATCGAAGCTTCTGCTCAAGAAAATAAAATCGAATCTATTACAGTTGGTACCAATGTAGTTCCGATCGTTGGTAAAAATGTAACTATCGATACAATGCCTACAGCTGATATCAAAGCATTGCTTCAACGTATTCCTAAATTTGATATTCAAGTAGTTACCGAATTACCTACACAAGATATTAGTGCTTCTACTATTTATCTACACAAAAACCCTGGTGAACAAAATCAAAACTTGTATACAGAATATGTATACGTTAATAATGCTTGGGAACAATTGGGTGCTCAAACTGTAGACCTAACAAATTATGCATTAAAGTCTGAAGTTAAAACTAAATTATCTGAATTAGAGAATGATGCTGGATTCATTAAAAAAGAAGGCGCAGTTGTCTCTACTTACAAAATTGAAGATAAAGGTGCTGGAACAACTCTATCTATCTCTAAAGCAGATTTAAATACATCTAGTGTATATAAAATCGATCTTGATGGTAGTGAAGGACAAGAGTTCAATCTAGATCTTCCTAAAGATTTAGATGCAGGTATGCATACAGTTTATGTTGATGCTATCTGGAATAAGAATACTCTTAAAATGTCCCAAAATACAGTAGTGTTTAGTAATGAATTGAGATTCCCAACACTCAAAAGATTTAATGATGATGCTGCTAAGACTGTTGGTGAAGTTGTATTTAAATTTGTAACTTTCAATGGTGGTACAACTTGGTTATGCGAACGTTGTGATCAATATTACATTGCGGTTAAAGTATTAACTCCTACTAATGGTAGTATTACACTCAATGGTGGATATTCTCAAAATAACAGATTTAGAGTTGGTAGTAATGTAACTGTTGCTGCTAGCGCAGATCCTGGATATTCTGTAGCTGAATTACATGTATCTAGTGAAGAAGACTCTGACCAACCAAATGTTTAAAAATTGATGACATATAAGAGGGTGGGTTAATTTCCACCCTCTATATTTTATCATTGTAAGTAAGTAAGGGGAGGTATTAAGTAATGTTAGGTTTGACAACAGTTGCTAAATACAAATCTTTAGAGCGAAGAGTTAAAGAATTAGAAAATCTTAATTCTAGTTTATTAGAAGATAAGGCTCGTAAAACTAATCGTATTGAAAAATTAGAAAATCAAAAAAGAGATTTAATTGAAGAAAATAGTGCTCTTAAATTATCTATCCAAGAAGTGAATGAGTTCAATCTAAAACTTCAAGAAACACTTAACGAGCTTAATAAGAAATGTGAATCTCTTGAGTCTAGTCTAAAAGAATTGGAAAGTGGTTTGCAAAGACAAGTAAATGAATATGATAAAGCTATCAAAACAATCTCTGAATTGACAGACAAGGTGTCTGAACAAGAAGGCCAAATTGAAGCTCTAAAAATTCAATTAAATAGTAAGGAAGAAAAGACTCCTATTATTAAAAAACCTATCACACCAGTTAAACGTAGAACCAGTGTTAAGATTCCTAAACGTAAAGTAGTTGCAAAAGCTGAGGCTGCTAATTCTAAAAAGAAAAAAGCTTCAACTAAAGCTAAGAAACAATAAAGTAATCTAATAAGATTAGAATCATCTATTGTTTAATCATACAGGAAGGAAATCATAATGCTTGGATTATATAGTGCAACTCAATATAGAGCACTAGAATCTCAATATAAAAAAGCTGATAAATTAGCAAAAGAGTTACAAGCTAGAGTTAATGACTTAGAATCTAAGGCAGAATCTTCTAAATTACTAGTAGATTATAACGAATTAAAGATTAGTCATCAAGCTCTTGTAGCTAAAGAAGCTATTGAAGCTAAAACTATTGAGACTTTAGATGCAGCTGTTCAAGAATATAAAACTAAGATTGCAGCTTTATCTTCTGATACAGGAGTTCCTGCAAAACCAAATAGCGAATCTAAAGAAAAGATTACTGATATTGCTAAAGAGGTTAATAACTATAAAGAAGAAATTAAATCTCTTCAAGATAAAATTATTTCTCTTAGTAAAGAAAATGAAAATATCAATAATCTTTATGCATCAACATCTGCTAAGCTTGAAGCATTAAATAGGAATGCAGAGTCTTATCAGCTTACTGCTGCTAAATCTGAAAAGCGTAGTAGAGAATTAGAAGAGATTAATAAAAATCTATCTAAATCACTTAATGATCTTAAACAAGAAAATGAAAACTTGTCTAAAGATAAAAACATTTTAATTACTAAAGAAGCTACTTTTAAAAATCGTATTGCTGAATTAGAAGCAGAAAATGAAAAGCTTCGTAGTGAAGCAAAGAATACTAAAACAATTGATACAACAGCTTCTAATGCAGATTCTTCTAAAGGAGAAGTTGTTACTATCAGAGTTAAAGAAAATAAAGATTCTTCTGTAGTATTTAAAGCTAATGGCGAAGTTATTAGAGACTTCGTTCAATTTTATAAAGGTTCTTCTGTTACAATTGAATGCTATAAAGATGGTAAACTTACCGATAGCTTTATTGTAGAAGAAAATTAGTAGTCTTATTTATCGGAGGTTAGTATAGTCATGGTTAAAATTTTAGATAAAGTTGTTTTCAATAATATTAAAGATGAATTGATTGGTAATGTAAATGAAATCGTTACTAATGAATCTAAAAAATATTTCACTCGTTGGTTAAAGGAATCTGGTCTTCCTCAAATCCAAGAAATCGCAGATGTTTATATCAACAAATTGAAAGAAGATGCTTCTAAAGATACTGGTTGGTGTAAAATTCGTGATGGTATTGTTTTACCATTATGCATTACAATCAGTTTGAACATTTTAAACTCTGTAGTTGGTAAAATTATTGAAAAAACTGATGATGTAAAATAATAATCAATCCATCAAGTATCTTAATTGATACTTGATGGGTTTTTGTGCTTTTTTGACAATAAGTAATGAAATTTAATATATTTAAAGAATAGTGGTGATAAAATGCTAGCTCTCCCAAAAGCTCCTAGAACTAAAGAGTTTAATGGAATGCTTATTGTAGATAGAGGTACAAAACAAAATAGAAATGCTATTTTAGATCCTACCTTACCATTCACTTTTGAAGGTATAATGAATAAAGTTAATGATTGGCACTTATGCTTAGTCCATCATAATGTAAATGAATCCAGAAAAGAAAAGAATATAAAATATACTGTTAAATTTTTTAAAGATGATTACACCAAAATTCCTGATATGATAAATGTAATCACACAATTAAGCTATCCTACTAATGATAGAGAATATAACAGTGATACAGCTATTCTTATGGGTAAAATCCCTGCAACCTTGACTGAATCATATATCGATGAACCATTCGTATCTATTCCACTTAAACTTATTAAGAAATTAGATTTTCTTGGAAATAATGATGCTGATGGAATACTCTGCTCTCTTCAAATAAATCCTTCTTCTAATGATGATATAGAAAAGGTATATTATAATATGGAAGCAACTGGTTATGAAGATTCTAATACAGTAGGAGTATTTGAATGGATTATCTCTGATCAAGAAAATGGTAAAGGTCATGTATATTATAGAAAGACTATTTATCTAAAACCAGATAACAATCCATATCCAGATATAGCTCCTGGATCTGATGAAGATGATGATGATTATGGAGCATAGGAGGTGATATAGAATGTTTAGAAGAAGAAAGTATTTTAGTATTATCAGATTTAATGATGAAGGAATGAAAGATGTTGGTCTTGGAAAAGATGGTTGGTCTAAACAAGGTTCTATATCCTTTTCTAACAATACTGCCATTCAAGATCCATATATTTCTACAAGATTTAAATCTTGTTACTGTATGAATGCAAATTCATATTATTATAATACAGAAGAATTTAAGCTAGAGAAGGATCAAATGTTTTCAATTTCATTCTGGTTTAAATTACATAATTCTGCTATTATAGATTTTGATAATGATAAGAATTCATTTATTCCTGGTGTTGAATTTACAGATGAGAATGGGAATAATATTAAATTAATCCCAGCATATCATGGGTCTGTAGAAGGGAAACCATCTGCTGCATTAGTTATCAATGATAAACTAATTTATGATTGCCCATATACTCCAGATAATGAATGGCATAATATTTTATTCTCAAAAGGTGCATTAGATATAGAACGTTTCTTCCTAGATGGTAAAAAATGGTGGGAATATAATGACAGACACAATTTTGGTAGGATTTTAAAGGATATTAAGTTCGGGAATCCATATGGCGCGCCTAAATCTGGAGCTTATGAATACGAATTAGATCAATTACAAATCTGTAATGATGGGACCTACACTGATAACTTCGAAATGGTCGATATAAGACAAACTGTAGAAAGATTCCCTCCAGTGGCTGTACAAATCCCAGATGATGAAACTAGAGTAGAACCAAAATTTGTATATGGTGCTCCATTTAATTATAATGCCAATCATACTAGATGGGATAATGTAGTTGATAATGTAGAAATTACACGTCCTGTATATTTTAAAAAGTCTAGTACTGCTGAAATGGAAATGATGGAAAAGATTAGATTCGAAGAAGATAATGAAGTAGCTCATAGCAATTTCAAGTATTATAGTTATCCTGAAAAAGATGAATAAATAGTGGGTAGAGTCTTAATGACTCTACCCATATTTTAATGATTATTCTAATAAGAATTAAAAGTTATACCATTGGTTGACCTTCCTCTAAATCTAAAGATGGTCGTCTTCCTCTGCTCCCCAATCTGCTACTAAAGAAGTCATAGTATCTCCCCCATGTCTAAATTCATAGAATGTAGGATGAATGTAAAAAGGATCAACTATTTGGTATTGACCAGGAGTTAAACCGGCTCTGCCAAAATCAAAGTCTGCAGGAACATTTTTTAATTTTACATCTGTAAGATTGTTACAAGATGCGAACATGCTATTGTAATTTTCAATACTTGATAAATCTATTACCCCATGAATTTTCTTTAAGTTGCTGCATAGACCAAACATATTTTCCATATCTGTAATTTTAGAAGTATTCCAATTACTGATATTGATTTCTTCTAAACTTTTACAATTAAAGAAAAGAGAAGAGAGACGTTCCAGACCAGTGATATCCCAAGTAGTTAATCCTTTAATTGCTTTAAGAGATATGCATCCTGAAAATAAAGCATCTATAGCTTTTATACGATTAGTCACCTTTAAATTTTCAGCAACATAGCACCATCTTAATTTTTTACAATTCATAAAGAATGAAGATGCTGTTTTAGCATAAGAGATAGATATACCGCCACCATTAGCTCCAAATATTGGTTCAATAGCTTTCCATGTCATACTTTCCATATTTACTAATGGAGACATAGCTGTATAATCTTCATCTTCTGTAAGATAATACGGTTCTGTATCAAATTTTCCTGCATCATGATTATCTTTAGTTTCTTTATAAATAGCTTTAAATTTAGCATTCAATGGGTCTTGTGGTTCTGAGAACTGAACAGAGTCGTCAAATGGATTTTTAACCGTCTGGTAATTCAATATGTTATACATACCCCAATAACCACTACCCTTAATAAGTCTATCTTCTGAAGGTTCTTTTTCTTTTACTTTATTAAATATAATATATTCTTGATCTCCACCATTAGTAGGAGATATAGTAAACGAATTATTATTTTCTGATTTCATAATTCCCCCCATATTAATAATCGGTAATGTCTATAGGAAGATCCTTAACAAAGTCTTCATATACTAAGAAAAATCCATAAGGTCTAGATTTAAATGCTCCAGAGAAACAAGCAAGTTTATAAGTCTTACCAGGAGTAACACCTACTACAGTATATACATCGGCACCATATCTTGCTGCTTCAGGTGGTAGCTTCCATCCAGATGGAATCCATTTGCTTTTACCTTTTTCAAACCATCTAGTCATATTATTATAATTGAATATAGCAGTACCATTATATCTGCTACCGAAACCTGTCGGACTAATCGAAATTCTATTTGCGGCTATATCATTGTTTAATGTAGCTCTATCATTCCTATAGCCTTCATATGTTTTTCCACCTTGGTCTAGATCCCATCGTTCATCAGATTTATAATGCCAAGTATATACTACTAGGATTTTGTTTACTCCATCTGGAATAGTGACATCTTTAACTTTCCAGTATTTATTTTCTCTTGTATCTAAATCACTATAATCAGCATTCCATGGAATAAGAGCATTAACGTATACTTTAGGAACAGCTTTAGATGCCCATACTGTTGTAGGACCTGTGATAGTAGCACTTGTTAGATTTAGTTTACCAGGCCAATATCCATTCGAACCTATAATACTAGCAGTAATCTCATCACCATGTGTTACCCAAACCTCTCCACCAGTATAATCTTTTCCATTATAGCTAACAGTAATAGTTTGGTGTTCAGACTGTTGAATGGTTACTTTATATTTAGGAAGATAATTAAAGGTAATACCATTTCCTCTATCAAATAACCACATAGAGAAATCTTCTTTGAATAGTTTGGTATCTTTACCAGTAATAAATAGAGCTTCTATTTCATCAGCTTTTAGATATAGTTTAATACCTGTACCATTAGGCCCTTCAAATAGATCTTTCTTTAACTCAGCACCTTTATAATCTAATATTCTACCATTAATCCATTTAGTAACCTTTTTCTTTACAATCCCTCTACTAATAGGACGTTTAAATCTTGGAACTAATGAATCAACTCTAGGACTTAGATTTAGAACTTCTAGATTATATCTAGATCTAATATCTCTAGATACTTTATGGATATTATTAGAAATATCTAGGATATCTTTTCTTTGAACAAGTTTACCATTAACAAATACAGCCATCAGATTCTTATTAAGATTTCTATCAATTTCATATTTATTGAAATAAATATATCCACTCATAGGAAGTTCTGGAATAGCCTTGTTGTACTTGGTGCCAGTATAGAAACAAATAATATCAATATCATCACGGAGATTGATCATAATATGATCTTCAAATTTAATATATCCTCTATAAATATTGATACTATAATCCTTACCAGGAACTAATGCTTTTCGATTTAAGAATACTTTAAATCTAGTTCTAAGATCTAACATAGCATAATATGGAGAGTCGATATTATATTTTCTAATACCCTCTTCACCTACTATATGAATATCCATTTTCTGAACGGCATATTGTCCTTTATTATGACAGAATGTGAATTTAATATCATCCTCTTCTGTAATACCAAATGGTACTGCATTTTTAATACGGATAGTTCTTTCATTGATTCTATCATAATAAGCTTGAGGAATGAGTCTTCCTTCATTGTCACTAATGAAGAATTGCATTTCAGTAAACTGTTTATAAGGGAATGGAATTTCAATATCTAATACAGCATTATTAGGAGCTACAGAGATACTACAAAAGAATTCTTTTGGATCCATCTCTGCTTGTAATACTGTTATTACAACCTTACCTTCAAAGGATTGAGTATTACCACCAGTAATAGTTGCTGTATCTGTGAAAGATGGTCTATCAGAAAATAGTTTACAGTCTGGATCACCATTTATAAATGAAGATCCACCACCACCTCTAATATCACCACCTCCACCGCCATTCCATCCTGCACCACCACCAGGAGCGCCGCCATGAACTCTATCGGTTAAGGAATCACGTTTACCATGTCCCCCATTAAATGGAAATCCATTAGATTCTGGAGTAATGGTAAATGTAGAGAATTTATCTAAACTGCCACCAAGTCCAGGTTTGTCTTGGGTACCTGGCTGACCAGCATACCCATATCTATACCAGCTATCTTTACCATCATAATCTATATTACCATTAGCAGTAGATATTGGTTTAGCTGAATATCCGCCACCATCGTAACCTTCAAGATAAATGGTATCATTTTTATAATCTATATAATCAGTACCACCACCACCGCCAGCAGCGATCATAATAACACTTTCTTGATCATCTTTTTTTAACGAAATACCAGTGGAGCCACCACCACCATATCCCATCATCTTAGAGAATTCTGGATATCTGGAATCCCCACCTTTACCAAATCCAAGACCGCCAGATCTACCATTTGGTAAACAACCAACAGTAAGAAATAGAGATTGCATATTTCTTGTATCTAATATACCAGTAGCATAGCCACCTCTAGATCCTGTCTTATTATCACCACATAATGAACCTGCTCCATAACATTCTATTTTTATAGAGAGAATCCCAGTCAAGTCGAACTCGACTGGGATACCATTATTTTGGTTGAAAGTGAATACTGTTTGGCCATTATTTTTTTCGACTACACTAGCCATGTGTACTCCTTTCAAAAACTATAAATAATTAACTCTTGCATTTGGTGCACCCCATGGAGCATTTTCTATAGAGTCAGAAGATAGATCAGATACATGGGATTTAGGATATTCTGCAATGTTAATAACTCTCAAGTTAGGGCAATTAGCAAATGCATTTCTTCCAATAGTTTTAACAGATGCCGGAATAGTTATTTCAGTTAATTCATCTGATCCAAATGCATAGTCAGCGATATATTTTAGACCCTTACCTTTTTTACCAAGTTCTGGTTCAACGGCTGGTTCTATAACAACTTCATTTAATTTATCACATCCATAGAAAGAATATTCCAAAATAGATTCGATAGAATTAGGAATTACAACTCTAGTTAATTTTGAAGCACCTTTACATACTCCTTCTTCCATAGTCGTAACTGTAGAAGGAATAGATAATTCATTTAAACCACTGTTAGCAAATGCTCCACTACCAATAAACCATAAATTTGGTTTTAATGTAAGGGAGGATAAGCTTGCACAATTCTTAAATGCTGCAGGAAGTATCTTCAATACTGTATTCTCTAGTTCTAATCTATTGATAGAATTAAATCCATAGAATTGGTAGGACTGAATATTTCTAACACTCAAAGGAACACTAACTTCATTAACAGTTAATCTATTCTCTGGAGTGTTATTCATAATATAGTTTTCGGAATTTTTATCATAGGTTATTCTTATATTATTAGAAGGCTCAAATGCATTATCTGCAACTATAGCATCTTCTGCAATATATAAGTTTTCTAAGAATTTAAACGCATTCTCTTCTACTTTCATATTAGGAACTAATTTAACAGTTTTTAATTTAGGGGTAGCAGCAAATGCATATGAGCTTATACGCTTATTATTTTTATCAAATGCGACGTATGCTAATTTAGTCATACCTCTAAACGTATAAGGAGTAATAGTTTCTAAAGATGTAGTAGGTTCAAATTTAATAGCAACTATATCATCATTATCTGTAAATATAGAATAGAAACTACTATCTGCATTAAGTTTAGTATGAATAGAAACTACGTTATTTGCTATTAATACATATTTAGCCATATCAGGAAGTTTATAGAATGTATCGACATCTTTACCATCTAGATTAGGACTAACTTTATACCAATCTACATCTAAATCTTCAATATCACCATTGATATCCTTAATATATGGATCTTTATAATAGATTTGTAAATCGCCTGATATGAAATCTAAAGATATAGGATATTCTCTAATATAGTCTAGATTACCTTCGATAATAATCCTTGTATACCAATTAGATAGATCTTCCATATATTCTAGATTACCATAGATAATATTCTGTGTGAAATCCAATGTCTTACCAGCTAATACTGGTTTGGCATACATTTCATCGAACCAAATATCATCATGATCTCTTTTCATATCAAATAAATCATAAGGACCTTCAATTCCATCTTCTGCTGCAGATACTTTCTTCTTATAGAAATAAAGAACTGTAGCAGTTTTACCAGCAGCAAATTGTCTATCATTCTTATATTGAGGAATGATAACATTTTCTTTTAGTTTGTATCTTTCTGGATTTATGAAAGTACCATTGATGAATAAAGCTATATTATCTGGACTTAGCTTCATATTATCAATATACCAGCTTGGTATAGAAATAATAGTTTTAGAAGTAATAGGGAATTCTATCTTTTCAAAATCTACCCTCTCAGTAAATCCTCCTCTAGCTTCTATATCATCTACTGTAATAACAGTTAGAGTTCTACCAGCTTCTAGATAATATTCTGGTTGGGTAAGAATTAGAGTTTTAGTTACAGAATCATATGCATATCTTTCACTCTCATCAAGAGAAAGACTACCAGCAAATGCCAAGAATTTAGAATTATATCCTATATCTTGAGGAAGCTCAAATGTAACTTGTTTTTCTTCAGTAGCAGTAACTTGTTGTACTCTAATATTGAATCTTAAATTTTCAGAAGTATTTTCTTTATACTCTTCTAATACTCCAATATTATTGAATATTACCATTACATACTGAGCATATCTAGCATGTCTTATATCTATTGGATCTAATAATTGAATTTTATTATTATCGATCAACTCATATCTAGATGGATCTATATATGTGGAGTTACCAAATAATAAGAAATTATCCTTTGTAAGTTTATATGATTTAAATTCAGGCTTGAATTCTACCAATCCAGTATTAGTACCACCATCAGCATAAGAGTAATTGAAAGTGATACCAGAGTTTTCAAGTTTATTATCCTCAGTATATTCTCCATCAACTTCAAATTCTGATCTTACATATGGGAATACGAATACTAGATAATCCATAGAACTTTCAGTTCTTTGAAGTGCTCTGGTTTCATATAGAGTAATAAAATCAGCATCTTCTGATAGAGTATACTGCTTCCTTTTATCTAGATAAATACCATCTTTGTTGAATACAAAGAAATATTTATTTCCTCTAGGATAAGATTTATATGGATAAGGGACCCTTACAACAGTCTGATTATTCTTTTCTGCATATACTACTTTAGAACTCATATAAACGTCGTGATTATATGGAACGTGAGTAAAGTTGTCATCACATTCGATATAGAATACGTCTACATAATCTCCTTCTTTGAAAGTACTTGCAGAATAAACCCTTTTGTATTTGACACCATTTGTGAAGTTAGGTGCTATAATCTTATAAATGGAATTGTTTAATAAATGACCATTTTTAAAGATCATATATCTTTTAGTATCCCAACCAGACTTGAATTCTTCTTCTAAAGAGATATAGTTAGAGTTTCGTTCTATATTAAATCTCTTATATAAGAACTGACGTTTAGATCCAGCATATAATGGAAGATTAGCAGCATACTTATTATCATCAAATGTAATTTTTCCATTATCATCAATTACATATTTTAGAGGATATAAATGACCACTAGTAACTTCTGCAAAGATTTGAATATCATCAAATTTAATACCAGTACAATTATAACAATGACCTTTATATTTACTTTCCAATTCTTTTACTAATTGGAAATCTGTAGTCTTTTGATTATTTTTTCTAAGACTTTCTGGATCTACTGGTCCATCATATCTAATCTTTTCAACTACTGTAACTGATAATGGGAATTCAAGATCTTTATCTTGTTTATCTATTTCTAAATTACCATTGATTACATCATTACTTAAGTCATTCTTTGTATATTCAAAATCACCAGTAAGTAATGGATCTTCATCAATATAGTTTTGAAGAGTACCGTATTCTACTTGAATATAACATGGGTAATTCCCATTTTCTCTAACATTCAATGCTTGTTGTGTAGGTTGAATATTATATCTATAAAACTCAGTATTTGCAGGATCGGCATTATTAGTAATATACCCATTAATAGCAAATACAGAGAATAAAGAACTTAAGCTATATTTAGGAAGTGTTTTAACTATAGGAGTTCTTTGTTCATCAGACCTATAGGTTACAACACATCCATCACCCTTTAGAAACTCAACTGTAAGTTCAAAGTCATTGATTACAGTGCTACCAGTTGGAAAGGCATCTATATTAGCCATTTTAGATAATTTAGGATAAGCCTTTTTTAACTCATTTTCGAAATTATCTTTATCACCAGCTATAATATTTACTAAAGGAGTAGTAGTATATTTATCAAATATAGAGAATATACTAGTAGCCCCAATAGGAGAATCTATGATTGAAACATTATTCGGATCTCTTGTTGGTAGTCTGTCTAAAAATATTTGATTACATTTAAAAATAATTTTTAAGACATTCTCATTTGGCTTTGGAATATAGACTGCCGATAGATCAAATAGAGTAGAAGAATTTATCTGAGTAGTAGAAAATGTTCTATCAGTAGTAGTATCTCCAGACCGTCTATCTCTTTCCCTCCAATATTGATATGCAGGATAGGCTTTATTATGAATATCGGTAGAGTCATTTTCTATTTGAGCAAGGATAAGATCCTTAACTCCATCTATTTTTTTACGAGGATATGTTCCATCGAAATAACTATCTTTGAAAGGGATTGGAATTGTAACCACTTTGGTTACAAGTTTAGTGTACAAAAGCTCTCCCTCCTTATTACAATAAAAAAGCAAAATTTATTACTAGTATGTACCCCTATACGAAATTATCGTATAGGGGTTTGATTGTAATAAAATTATGCTTTAGTAATTACAATTGGGACTTCAATCTTACAAGGAATATCTGTAGGAGTAAAATCATAAGAAGGATCTACTTTACAATAGAATTCATAAGACTCACCACTATTATCATTAGGATCTACATAATCCCAGATATAGAGGTCTACATTACAATCTATATCAACTGGAGGTATATCAACCTTAACTTGGATTTGGGATGGGATATCTAAGGAGATATCTCTTTCATAAAGAGCCAAGGCTGGTTTAACTCTAATAGATGATACGATATCATAAGTTTTAGTCTTTTCAGGAACGATAACAATAGATCTGATATCTTTATTAGATATCTTGCCTGTTCTAACCTTTCCAATAAACTCTTGTGTATTATTATTGATATATAAGATTCTGCTTTCAAGTGGTTCTAAGAAGTTTACCATATTATGGCAACGAATAGATTCTAATACATCTACACTAGACGTAGGTCTATATGTACCGTATACAAATCTACTAGTACCTCTAATAGTAAGCTCTTTTCCTGGATCGAATTGTTTTAATTTAATACCTTTATAATCAGTATTAGCCGTATCGAATTCTGATCCGAAGATTACTACAGTGCTATGAGAATATGGAATAGTAAGATATACGGATTCGATAATCTTTCTATTTCTACTTAGCACAAATCTATATACATCATCAGAGTAACTGATGGTTAGTCGTAAGTTATTTCTGTTTTCTATATCCTTTAAGTTGTAACTGAATACTGGGGTATGGGGATTTAAAGCATTTAATGAACGCTTATATTCCTCTTGATTGCCCATGTATAAGTTACAAAGAGGTTCGCCAAAGCCACTCATAACGGTGATAACATTGACAAGACCGTTCTTACTATTGTAATCGAAATCAAAATCTATAACTATACGACCAAGCTGCTCATTTCTTCTTGGTTTGTAAACACCTTTTACATCGATAAGAGCAGATCCGCGGAATCTATTCTTACCAAAGTATTCTTGTTTATCTCCATATTCCTTAAGATATAAGTCATTAATATCTTCTATACCAGTAGATTTTTCTCTCTCAAATGGTATAGGTACAATAATGTTTCTAGTTTCAGTAAAGATTTGTTCATTCTCACCATTTTTAAGTTTGGTTGGAGTATGAATAGTTACTCTATTACCAGAATATGTTGTTTGGTCATACCATTCTGGAACAATGCCATTTAAGAAATATATAGGATAAGTTCTATAATATCTGCTCTTAAATAAGTCACGTTCCATCTCATATGCAGTATCACCATTAGCATCTAAAGAAGATGCAGCATTTAATTTACCTATATCGAATGTAATTCTATCAGCAGTAGCTCTTTCTTCATAAACCTTATCAAATTTAATTTGTTGATAGCAGGCCATGTAATCTAAAGCTCTTGCAAGATTCTCACCATAATGCTTACTCTTATAATATCTAGTATTAAAATCAGACATTAGTTCTTTGAAATGATCATCCATTTCATAGAATTCTTCGAATAAAGCAATATAACCATTCATGAAGGCATTATTAGTTGGATGAACTGCTAATGCTTCATTAGGTAGAGAGTCATCTAACCAGATACAACTGAAATAAGTTGGAACCCTTAGCATTGGTTCTCCAGTATATAAGCATTTTATAATATTTCTATTATAAATCTGACCAAATAGATCAGGAATGTATCTACCGTTTTGATCAAATGCTACTAGATTATCTAAAGTTATTTTGAACTTCTTATCAATAGTCATATCGTATAATACAAATCTACGACCAAGTGCAAGTTCTTCTTGAATAACTTTGTATCTTACATTCGTAGGATCATCATATTCACTTACTAATTTAAATAAGACAAAGACAGCATGCTGTCCTTTCTTTATTCCATCATTAGCCTCCATGAATACAAGCTTATTCCCTTCAATTCTATATCTTCTAGGAATAACCAATTTATCATCTATAAACAACATGAAATTGTTTAGATTATATCTAAGACCAGGCATATCTGGAAGGGTAATAGAATTGCTATTAGTATCTGTTTCTTGAGAGAAGAAGAAAGGTTTTAAATGAAGAGGACCATGTTGAGATCCTTTAGTAATATTTACAAAGGCAAATATTAAAGTATCTCCTTTATGGATTACTTTAGCTGAATTGGTAAATGTAATAGTGTAATTATCTCTATTAACTACATAATCATTCTGATTGAGGAAAATACTACCATTGAATACTAAGATTTGATTGTAGTTATCTACATCAGGCCAATCCTCTACTGGTAATTGGAATACGATTTGTTCGTCTTCTTGAGCAACCATAGAGAATACTTTAGATGTAGCATAATCCTCTATTAACCAATCAGAATTATCAGTAATAATCTCCATTGTATATAGAGCATCAGATGGAAGATCTAGAGTTTGATAATTGAAGAACTCAATTAAGTCTACACCCATAAGACGATAATTCTTAGGATCTATAGGAATATTATCTCTGTATAGAACTATTTGATCTCCTGGTTTTACATAACCATGATCCCATGCTCTAAAATACATGAAAATATTTCTACCATGTATTCTTTTAGTTTCTAGATTACCATATCTCCATACATAATGAACCATTTCATCATCACTATGTCTTATACTACCACCCTCACTATCTACATATGAGGGCATAGTTTGTTCATAAATACCATTAGTTCTAAGCTTAGTATTTGGAGCTTGATCATTATCTATATAATAGAAATAAATTGCTGATTGAGAGTTATCAAAATATCCATCTTTATTGAATTTGTAAATAGGAGTTTTGTCTTCTCTTTCGCCAATAAACTCTTCATAAATTACTGGGAATGGAATTTTTATATATTCAACAGTTTGTACTGGTCCTGATAAGATTGGATCTCTATTATTAATAAATACTGTATAGAAATCGTCAGATCTTATCATATAGATTTGAGACAATGGTACAAACTTACCATCTACAAATAATAAGAATGGGTTGATAGCTTTATCCATTAATAGATGATATGCATTGCCTTCAAAGAACCTTTGTTCTTCGAAACCAACTCTATCATGAGCCATATTATATAAAGAGATTACAGTAGAATCTATATATTTAGACTCTCTATTCCATTCTTCTCTTTTAAAATATTCTCTTTCTTCATGCCATTTTATTCTAAGTCTTTGAGGAAGATATCCTCTTTGAGCTTCGTTAAAATAATATGCTGTAGATTCCATTTTGTGATCAATAAGATCCTGAGTTTCTGGTTCTAATTGACCTAAAACGTTTGAATGGTTGTTTCTAAAATAATTCTCTATAGTATCTTCTGTTGTAATATAAAGAGTTGGAGGAACGAATGTATCATAATAAATACAATCGTTAATAATGCTAATATCATCAAGATATCCACTACCAAATGTATGAATATCATTACTAGTGCTTTTCTTATATCCAATAAATAATTCATCTCCAAAAGTCATAGACCCTTGAATATCATTGATGGTAGTTAGACAACCATCTACGAATATTCTAAGAACATTATCATCTCTAGTTATAGTAAGATAATGCCATTTGTCATTAAAAGTATAATCTACTATAGCACTAGAATACTTTTCTTCTGGAGAGATTTGAATAGTAAAGTATCCAGCCTCTTCTATATACACGAAGTTATTATGACTATTTCTATCTTTACGTTTATACGACAGTAGAGGAATCTTCTCATCTTTATTCATATTCTCTTTCTTAATTCTGTATTTAAGATAGATAGTAAAGTTCTTTTGAGATTCCAAATGCTTTTTAAGTTTAGATACATCTTCTAACCATAAACCAGCATTATCATTAAACGGTTTAAAATAAGCAGTACCAGCTGCTTCAATAATAGATGAGGTATCTGTAAAAGATACCCCACCTAAGTTTTTGATAGAAGAATTATTGCAACCAGTTTTATCAAAATGGAGGTTTAGTAAAAAATTAGGCATTACGAATACCTCCTAAATTATCTAGGCAATAGAGCCTAGCATAGTAATTACATCTTTAGAATATTGAACCATATCTTTGCCACAGATTTTTTCAATAGTCTTTTGGTTATTCAAATAACCACCAACGTATGCATCAGTAATCATAGCAGAGAATGCTGGGAAGTATTCTAAACCAAATACTGTACCAGGACCAAATTGCATCATCCATCTTTCTACAATAATATCTAAGCTAACTGCTTTAGGATTAAGATGCATTGCATCTCTTAAAGAGTTAACAAAGATCTTAATATTTTCATATGGATTAAGATCTTTTTCTTTAATATCACTGTGCTTGCGACAAGCTTTTTCAATAGCATCTTCTAATAAGATAGCTTCATTTTTAGAGATGTCTGCTACTTTCATAGCAATGTCTCTAGCTTTGTTTTCATTATCTAATTGAAGAATACCCATTAAGAAGTACATAGCAGAAAGATAAGTAACTTGAATCTTCTTAGATTCTTGAATAGAAATCTTTGCTAAGAAATCAATAATGTGAGTAAAGCAATTTGCAAAGCATTTAGTAATACCAATATTCATATTTGCTCTACGTCTAAGAATATCAAAGTTTTTATGATAGATCATAGAAACACCAGCATTCATAAGATAAGAAACTAATGCTGTTTCATTTACATTGTAATCACCATGTTTTGGATCTTTTACAATACAAGCAGATGCATCGATAAATACTTTGATTTTACCACGATCTCTACCTTTCATTTCTTTAGCACAGAATACTTTGAAAGTTCTAGGTAAAGGAACATCGCAGTCTAATAAAACAGTATTAGTGGAATTAAGAATACGCAATAATGCTTCATCTGTTCTTTGATGTTTTAGATCTAAGATAACACCTTTGAATTCTTCAGTAGCTTTATCGATCAATGGATCAGTCATAATAGCATCCAATAAGAGTTTTTGATATTTTGGATACTGTTTATAAAAGTAAGAGTCAGAGTAGGATTTTAATTCCTTCATGAGTTTTGTTTCCTCCTATCAGATATTTTTAAGTAGTTATTTTAATGTCCCTGCAGTAAATAAGCCCATTCTGTATATGATAAAATACGAGGTCTTAGACTTGTTATTAAGTGATAAAGAAAGGGGTAAAATTAATGCAATTACAAGATATTTTAGATCTTCATGTAGAAATGAATTCTAGTGATAGATATACATATAATGGTAAGAATGTACCTAGAGTTACTGAAGTACTTTCTAAAATGATTAGTGAAGAGAAGTTAATGAGTTGGGCAAATAGCCTTGGATTTAAACATCAACGGTATAGAGATGTATTAAATAAAGCAGCAACATTTGGAACTAAGATCCATCATGGAATAGAATGTTTTTTAAAAGGTCAAGAAGTTCCAGAGGATACTCCATCAATCTGTTTTAAAGCTTTTCAAGAATGGTGGAAAGTAATAAAAGAGACAGAATATGAAATCATTGGTCAGGAACAAAAACTAGTTTGTGAATGGTATGGAGGAACATATGATTGTCTTATGAAGATAAATGGAAAAATTTATCTTATAGATTTTAAGACTTCTAATCATGTAACCTATAAATACTATTTACAATTAGCAGCATATTCTAAAGTTCTTAGAGAAAAAGAGAATATTAATATAGATGGTGTTATTATTCTTCAATTAAATAAGTATCAACCAAAATACAAAGAATATATTTTAGATCTATCTATTCCAGATCATAAAGAATATTTTGATTTATGTGAAAGAACTTTTATTTCTATTCTTTATAGCTATTATCATATTCATTATCTTGAGGAGAATTTTAATGATCTTGCCAAGAAACTTCATCAGTTCCAACCACAAAGTGCATGATAAATATGATCCATTAAATATCTTCGAAGACTTTACAAGATATATTAATGAATTTAATAGGACTGATGGTAATAAAGTTGTTAGATATATAAGGAAATGGATTATAAGATATATAAGATTTCCTTTATTAAGTAATAGAATATCCAAAGGCTCTAGAAAGATTCTAAAGGAATCTTTTAAACATCCTGAAACTTTAGTATACCATGTATTACGATATTCTGTATTCTTATTATATTTCACCATCTTATTTCAAGTAGACTTAGAAGATCTTCTTAAAACTATATTCGAAAATAATAGAGACAGCTGTGATATTATATTCGAATACAATGATACTAGAGAGAATGCTTTTCAACGTATAAATAAAATTATCATAATCAATTACAATCTAAATAGTTTGTATCTTCCAAATAATGAAAGGTTTATAAAGACTAAACTTAGATTGGATTTAGATGAACACTTTTATACTATAGAAGAAACCATCTACAAATGTTCTACTAGATTAGAAACATCTGTTGCTGAAGTCGAATCTTTTAGAAGATTCCAGATAAATGAAAAGGGAATGATAATCAATCCTAATTATATCTTTAGCAATAACCTTAAAGCCGAGGAATACAGTAAATATTCTATAATGGCTGTAAATATTATGGGGATTTTAGATATTATTTTAAGATCAGTCTTAAATGTTGGAGTTACAAAACAGATTCCAGATGATACTAGAGCATAAACTTGCTCTAGTATTATTCTTAACTTAAATTTTGGTCACATACTATAATAAGGTAAGGAGTGATTAAAGAAAACAATGAAACAAGTAGTAAGTTTTGATAATATAAAAGATACATTTGTTGAAGCTCATATATCAGATTTGCACTTTGGTACTATAGAGCCTTTAACTGAATATAAAATCTTAAATGAACAATTTTTAAACTATCTCGAAATGATGAATGTGTTAGATATAGTGTCTGTTAATGGCGATATATTTGATCATAAGTTTATGGCAAACTCTGATGCTGTAGTATATGCAATCTCATTTGTACAAAGATTAGTTGATATATGTAAAAGAAAAAATGCAACCTTGATACTCATAAACGGTACTGGATCTCATGATGCTGATCAGCTCAAGATCTTTGTACCATTTATGAATCAAGGTTGTGATCTAAGGATTGTAACCCAAACTCAATTTTTATTTATCAAAGGTAAGAAGATTCTATGTATTCCAGAGATGTATAACATGGGTGAGCCATATTATAACCAATTTTTAATCAATTCTGGATTATACGATGCTTGTTATATGCATGGTACTTTTAAAGGTGCAATCTTTGGTAAGAATAAAAGAGACCTAGCATCTAATAGGGAGCCAGTATTTGATATAGAAGATTTTGGTAATTGTAAAGGTCCTATTATATCAGGACATGTTCATGTTCATGGTGTATACAGTAATGACTTTTATTACTGTGGATCTCCTATAAGATATAAATTTGGTGAGGAAGAGGAAAAGGGGTTCATCATTCTTCTACACAATATCAAAGAAAGAAAATACATGGTTCACTTTGAACCAATTAAATCTTTTAGATATGATACTATTAATCTTGATGAAATGATTGATCAAGATCCTAGGATTATAATTGATTATATCAAAGCATTATTAAATGAGGGTATAGATCATCTTAGAATACTTATAACTAAGAATAATCCTAGAACTATAGAATTGCTTAAGAATTTCTATAGAAGTAAGGCTAATGTAAAAATTGAGACTAACTTCGAACAACAGAAGATACAAAAAGAGTTACATAGTATGAATCAGAAATATCAAAAGTATGATTATCTATTTGATAACAATTTATCTCCTGAACAAAAGTTGGTACAATATATGAACCAAGAAGAGGGAAATGATTTTTGGAGCGTTGAAAAGTTTGCTGACTTTATGTCTTATATTGAAAAACTTTAACCTCGAAAACATTATAATACTACTCGAACGAAAAATATAAAAACTATAAATGGGAGTTTCTAGTATGACAGACTTTGACAAGAGAAAATCAAAATATCAGCCAACGAATACAAAAACTGCTAGAAAGGCTCCTCAAGCTTCTGGCATTACAGAGTATATGCTGAATTCGTTTTGCCGATATGCTCTCTCTATGAATGACAACATCCGTAAGCACGGATTAACTATGTTGAATAGTTTAATCATCAGGATTAATCCTGAGGATTTTATAAAGAATCAAAACTGTGCTATTAAGTTAAGATTCTTAAAAGCAATTCTAGAAAATAGAATGAATGGATTGAATGATAGAGAAATGATTCTATCTAATATCAATCTTACTATGGATATAACTAATTTAGAAAAAGATCAATCTTTGACTAGAGAACTTTCTAATGATGAGGTTATATCTATTGAGGGTAATATTTCTATGCTATTAACTAATAACGAAGTTGATGAGCATATTAATGTATTACTCGATGCTATCACTAAGTATCAAAATGCAGATTTTAGAGAAAAGAATCAAACAATTGATTATTTGAAATCTAGAATTAGTGATATTCAAACTGTATTTAGACGTAATGAGGTAAATAAAGACTCATCTGATACATTATTCAGATTATCTCAGTTAGAAACAACTGTTCCAGATATTCATAAGTATGTAACTAGTCCATCATATAAACTAGTTACTGGAATGCAGGGATTTAATGCTATGCTTGGCGGAGGTTTCCAAAAAGAACGTGTATATTCATTCTTTGGTGCATCAGGTTCTGGTAAGACAACGACTCTAGAGAATATAATGTATCAGCTATGGAAATATAATCAAGATTTCATAACTCAGGATAAATCTAAGAAACCATGTATTATATTATTAACAATGGAAAACTTGGTTGTAGAAACAGTTTGTTCTTTATATCATATCATGACTAAAGGTAAATCTATGGAAGCATGTGCTACTGCTGAAGATGCAATAGCTCAATTCAAAGCATGCCAATTTGAATTTGATCCAGAAAATAAAAGAGCTGTAGAGTTATTTATCAAATACAAACCTGTAAATTCTGTAGATACTTCCTATATGTATAAGATAGTAGAAGACTTAGAAGATGAGGGTTTTGAAACTATAGCATTCTTACAAGATTATATGATGCGTATCAAACCATCTGAAAGAACAAAAGACGTTTATCAGGATCTTGGTACAGTAGTAAATGATTTTAAAACATTTGCAATCTCTAAGAAGATTCCAGTAATAACCGCATCACAGCTTAATCGGGAAGCTATGAAAATCATTGATGAGGGAAGAAATGCTAATAAGCTAGATTCTATTAAGAAACTAGGTCGTGCAAATATTGGTGAATCTATTAAGATTGATACAAACCTTGATGGTACATTTATCATTGTTCCAGAATATGATAAAGAGGGTAATAGATATCTTGGTATTAAAATGACTAAGCATAGATATAAACTCCCTCCTACTCATAGATTAGATTCTATATTCCAACCATTCTATCCAAAATCTGTAGCATTGGTAGAGGATCTATTTGAACCAAAAGCAGTATATAGAGAATCTCTAATAAATAATGATATTGAAGAAGTAACTTCTAAATTTGGTACAACAGAACATGTTTCTATAAATAATCCTGCTAAAAGATTAGAGGCTTTAAACAAGTCTGTTGATATGACATCTGGAACAGGATTGGTAAAAACTCCTAAGAGAGATAATAGTGTATCAATACCTACTGAAACAATGGTAGAAAGACCTCAAACAAAAATGGAAGATACAAAGCTTATAGAGATGACTCCTAAGTTCTCATTAGATAGTGAAGATTCTTCTCCATTTGCTAAGAATAAAAAGAAAGAGGTCATACTATTAGTACCACCTCCACATCTTAACAAACAAACACATTAAAGTGGTGGTATGGGAATATTCCCATACCACTGTTTTTATTGTCTAAGATGAAGATGTACTAGAAGAACCAATAGATGCTGTAGAAGAATAAGATTTAGATATAAACTTATTCACAGGTGTAATGATCTTATCTTTGGCATGTTTTTGATTATAAGTATTCATAGCCATAGATTCTTTATTATAAATAATAGATAAAGCTTTAGACAAAGCTGCTTTAGGTAATAGATATAACGTCTTATTTGGAATAGTAAATTCATGAGTGCTACAAATATTATTTAAGCGTAAGATTATATAGAATAGTTTTGTAGAGCCATAAATCTTGTATGCCAACATTTTTGGATTGTATTTATATTTATTAACTTCTTGAGAAGATAACTCTATTAAGATAGATTGTTCTTTAAGGTCTGTTAGATAATCATCTAATAAATTCTTTACCACAAACTCAAATCCATCTCTAGTTTCATAATAAGAAATAGATTTATAATCTGAATTGTCACTAGCAGCATTACCAGCATCAATAAACTCTTTAAGAGTATGAGTTTCAGTAATGCTAAGGCTAGCACTATTATAATATATAGCCATTGGTTATTGCTCCATTCCAATAATTTGAGGTTTAGTAATATCACCGCTTAAAAAGGTGACGATAAATCTAGTACCTACTGGGATATATTTCTTTGGATAAGTTCTTGTAACTTCTCTTGGAAGAGCTAATTTAACTACTGCTGTTCTTTTTACCTCTCCAAATTCTAATCCATCTGTTTCTTTATTCATAAGATTAGGAATAGATACTTGATTTCTATATAAAGCCCGGCTATTATTCTGCATACCTCCAGTCATTTGGAGTTTGAATAATTGCTCACCAGGATGGAATTTATTTACATAATCATCTAAAAGAATAGCAATCTCAGTATTAGAATTTACGTTATGAGTACTCATATTATTATCACCTCTTTCATTATTAGTGTGTCGAAATATAAAATATAAAAACGATATTGATAAATTAGTAATAGATATATTTAAAAGAAAGGAAAATTATTATGGCAAAGAAAAAAGTTAACGTATTAGGTGGAGATATTGCATCTTTAACAGACTTTAGATCATCTACTTGTACTAATCCAGAATTATCTGAGAGATTTATTAAAGATGTGATGAGAATTACTGGTCTTGAAGAAGACCATGAGGGTTATATTATAGATACAGAAGAAGATTTTGAAAATCCAGATTATATTGTTGTGAGAGGAAAGTTCTTACGCCATACCAATAGAGGTATTCTTCATAAGAAAGATTTGATCTTCGATCCTTATAACAACCCAATCATTATGGATGAGTTATTAAAGCAATATTTACAAAAGTCTCATCCAGAGATTGTATCTGCTCAAATTATGTCTGCTAAACCTAACCAAGCTCCTAAAGTAGATACTTATGGATATATGACGTTATTATATTCTAATGGGGCTAAGATTCAAACTGATATGCATTATAAAGATTCTACTAAATATCTTGAAGCATATATGCGATTAGAAGCAATGACTAATAGTTTAGTAAGAGAAACTCTTGCTGTATATGATGCTTATGAAAAAGAATATTTTGAAGCTCTTGAAAATGAAAAGGTTAAAAAATGAGAATAGATTTTGAATTAACCGATGAGCAACAAGCATTAATAAAGGCTGCCGTTCATTGGTATAAACACGAATCAGAATTAGTATTCCAATATAGTGCTCCTGCAGGTGCTGGTAAATCTACTGTAATGCATTGTATTATAGATCAACTTGGACTTAGACCAGAGCAAGTAGCTCCTATGGCATACGTTGGATCTGCGGCTATTGTTATGAGGCTTAATGGATTTCCAAATGCATCTACTGCTCATTCATGGTTATACAAATTAGAAGTAAAGACTGAAAAAGATGGAGTAATGGGAAAAGAATATACTACCAAGAGATTTGTGTATTCTCCTTTAGATCCTAATGAAATTAAACTTATCTGTGTCGATGAAGCTTCTACAATACCATTGAAAATGAGACAAGAGATGGAATCAAATGGTATTAAGATACTAGCTTGTGGCGATCTTAATCAGTTACCTCCAGTAGCAGACAAACCTGGTTTTCTTTATACTGGAAAGGTATTTAGATTATCTAAAATCATGAGACAAGCTAAACATTCTGCCATAGTAGAAATATCTAATATGCTTATAAAGGGTATACAACCTAGAATAGGAAATTATGGAGATGTAATGGTTATATCTAAAGATGATCTTAATGATGATATGATCAAAGCATATAAGACAATTATCTGTGGTACCAACAAGACTAGGGACCAATTCAATAGTTATGTTAGACGTAATATCTTGAATACTTCAAGCCCAGTTCCTATGATAGGAGAAAAGGTAGTATGTAGACAGAATAACTGGAGAGTTGGAATAGATGGTATTAATCTAGCTAATGGTTTAGCTGGTACGGTTACCAACTATCCATCTATTACTGGTTATGAAGCTAAGAGTTTTATGATGGACTTTGTTCCAGATCTATTTCCAGATATTAAATTTGAAAAATTAAAATGCGATTTCAAATACTTTATATCTGATTATAGAACAAGACGTGAAATGAAGTCTATGATGAATAATAAATTCAGTTCTAAATTAGAAAAGTTTGAATTTGGTTATGCAATCACTACTCATATATCTCAGGGATCTCAATACTTTACTGGAATATACTTAGAAGAACATCTCCACAGAGATATACAGCGAAATTTGAACTACACTGGTATTACAAGATTTAGAAATTCTTGTATCTATGTATTGCCAGTTAGACGTATGATGATTCCTGTAAGAAAGTCTGTGGTCTCTTTAAATGGTCGATCTATACTATAAAGTAATATAAATAAGAAGAGGGTCGTAATAACCCTCTTTTTTTGTTTTAAACTACACTTCAAATGTATACTATAATAGTGTAGTGTAGTTCTAATTTAACCATATAAGGAGGAATCTAGATGCCAATATTTAGAGAACGGAAACAAATAGTACAGCTATTTGACCCTACCACTAGAGAAGAAGTAATTATTGATGACAAGCCATATTTGTTATTATTCGTACTTGCTGGTAATGATACTACAGATGAAGGTGAATGGATAGCTCTCAGAGGTAGAGAAACAGTATTCCAATATCTTCTACAATCATTCATGAATTATGACTGCTTAAATAGTTATGTCATGAGTGGTAATCTCGGATTAGGTCGTGAAGTATCCATCTATTCTTTTTTGCGTATGCTAATTGAAAAGCATTTTCCTGATCAAGGATTAACCGTTGAAGAATTAGATGAATATGTAATGGATTATGCTAATCAAGATAAGGATTCTAATTTAATGGAACCTGGCGACTTACAACTCCATTATTATAAAGAGATGAACTCACCAACTAAATAGTACTCATTAAAATTATTAAGTATTAGAAAGTAGGTGAAATTAAATGAGAGAAATCAAACCACAGTTTGTAAATAAGAAAACAGATAAAAGTATGTTTTTGGATAAAATGTATGGTGGCAATCGAAATGATATTATTACCATGGACCATATCAGAAGAAACATCAAATTTTTATTCAGAGATATTGCCAGAGGATCTGTAACAAATCCAAAGTTTGAAGAAGCGTTAAAATCAGATACAAGAATATTACAATATGCATTAGATATGCTTGCATTTGATATTAGAAAAGCAAATGTTATTTTATTAGCATTAAATGATAGTTGCCCAGGCCTTTATACTAAAATAGGGGATTTTGGATTGATAAACGAAGTTATTAATGAAACTAATGCTAAAATGATCATGTATCAAATTATGTATAATGGCATTTCAGCTTATATTCAAACTGGTGATTTTGTTCAACTTAGAAGCATAGGGATGACGTTAAACAATCAATTCAATAGAAAGTACCAATCGGTATTCTTCTAATGATAAATGGCTATCGCTCGATATTTCATAGAACTACACTATCAAAGCATTCTATAAGAAGAATGAGACAGAGAGCGAACCTTCGAAATAAGAAAGGTCGTAATAGATTCGCAAAGAATATAATCAGATATGGATTATGTCTTTACGATATCCCACGTCATCCTAGATTTACGTCTTTTTTCTACTATATGAAGCATATGTGTAAAAAAGCTAACAATAAGAGCCCATTATGTAAGGTATATTTATATAAGAACTATATAGTTCCTATATCAATAGATGGAGTGATTATTACTTGTTTTGAAGTCAAAGAAGATTTCAAACAAATGTTTGATGAAATAGTAGAGTACAAGAACAAACTAAGAGATCCTAAAACTAATATAACGGAAAATATTCTTCAAGGTTTCGTATCACTTAATTAGGTTTACATTCAAATAAACCTAATTTTTAGAAAGCGAGGTATTCAATCTTGGAAACAGTTGACGTTGTAAAATTAAGAACTCTTTGTGAAAAAGCTGAGACTGAAGTAAGACGCGGCGATGGTTCTGTTGAAAAAATGAAATTCCCTACTCATGTCGTATGCGATAACAGTTTGAATGTAATAGATTATCATAATGGAAATGTAATTTGGAATGATGCTGAAGGCTATTTCGTATATTTCCTAGTAATGAACCCTAGTACTATTCATAACTCTCCATCTGCTGGCATGAGTTTTGGTGCTAAGTCCATGGTTCCAGCTGCTATGATCTGTATTGATTATGGCGAAATTCAAAATATTCGTTGTGAATTGAATGAAGAAGCATTTGAAGCGGTTGCTGCTGCTTTGAATATGACTCAAGATCAAATTGATTACAATAAACACCGTCTATTTGAACAAACAAATGCAGATATTGCTATTCAAAGAAAACGCATGTATGCATATTCCAATCAAGCTCATAAAAACAGCCCTGATGGAAAACGCAACTTTACTGATTTGGAAGAATATGATAAAACAGTTCATCCAGTTTCATACTAATAAAAAATTAGTATGGGTATAACACTTTTATAAACAAATGTAATTTAGTTGCATCTGAAAATACCATTCTAAATAAATTTTCGGTTGTAAACTATAATAATGATACCAATTTGATATACCTCGTTATGAGGTATATCATCTGGGTATCGCTTTTTCCATTTTTATCCTAGGAGGGAAAAACTTATGTACAATTTTAACAATGGCTATGGCCAACAATTCAACGGAATGACTTATGGTAACAATGCTCCTCAAAACCCAACAATGTCTCAATTGTTGAGTCCTGAAGAAATGTCTGAGATCCAAAAAGCACCTCAAGCATTCCAAACAAAACTCACTCGCGATGAGTATCTTCGTGCACTTTGCACACACAAAGATCAAAACGGTAATATCAAATTAGAAAAATTGGCAGACGGCCGTTATCACTGCCCAATTTGTAATTCCGATTTCAATTTGATCGACTTGAATTCTGCTAAAGGTGATATTGAACAAATCTGTTTGAACATGAATGATTTGTATCAATCCATTAAAACATACTTGCCTAACCCAACTAGCAGCATGCGTGATATCTACATGATGATTGCGTTCTTCAACAAAATCCCACAATTATGGGGTATTGCTAAAAATGCATTTGAAAAAATCACTAACGTTAATGGTGTATTACAACCAGCTGATGAAACTAACGCATTCCAAATCTTGGGTAACATCTTTAACCAACCTGGTTTCGGTGGCTTGTATCCAAATAACTTCCAAGCTGGCATCGGCAATCCTGCTATGATGTATAACGCTGCTCCTACAACTCCTGTGTATGGTCAACAATTCCAACAACCAGGTGCTATGCAAGCTCCAGCACAACCAATGCCTCAATTCCCTAGCCCAAACCCAATTGGTACTGTAGAGGCTCCTCAAGATTTCACTGCTAATGCTGCTCAACCAACTTATGCAGTAAATCCTAATGTAGCTGCTGCTCCAGCTGCTAATCCTAACGTAGCTCCTGTTCCTACTCCAGATGTAGTAGAACAACCAGCTGCTCAACCACAAGCTTAATATAAAGCTTAATCTTTTTTAATCTGATATAGGATTTCATCATCTATTACAATACATACAAAGTTCACACTATTCCGAATCCTATATCAGATATTTCTTTCTAACACAACAAACTCTAATATTGATTGCTAATCACACTATGAAGCGAAGATGGTTAACTCCATCTTCGCTTTATTTTTTTATTTTAAAATATAAAATAATTATATACTATAAAGGTGAGAAGTATATTTAGAATAAAAGATATATTTCTTAATTAGAAGAATATAAAATTTTTTGAAAAGAAAGGAGGGAAAATCATGTCATTGTATGATTCTGTGGTAGAACTTTTCTCAAAAGATGAAGAAGAGGAAACTCTAGATAACTATTATCGCCCATATACAGATAAAAGAAATATTGGCGAGATTAAGAAAACCGTTGAATTCGATGTAAACAAGTTAATTGAAAATCCAGAATTCTTGAGAGTGGTAGAAGAATTATTTGGAACCCCACATTTTATGGTAAAATTAGCTTTAGATGGTAAAGATGGTTTAGTTATCGAAATTCCTGTAGAAAATCTATTTAGAGGAAAAGATTCTAAAGATGAATCATTCATCAAAGTCAGCAGAATAGGAATGTCATTTGTAACTATGAGATCAGAATCTCAACAAGTCAAAGATGATGGTACTACAATTGAAACTAAAAAGAAAGTAGAAGAAATCCAATACGACTTTAAAGGATTGCCAAATAACTATCCTAAAGAAGTTGATGGTGATACGTTCAGCCTATTCGTGCCATATGCAAAGATGGCATACTTTGTAGAGGTATTAATATCAGATAATATTATTAATATCAATTCTATGAAAGTATTAACTTCAGAGCCGTTAGAATGCAAGTCTTATAACTTTAGTAAGAACAAGGAGGATAAATAATGGTTGAAGAAAAGAAGAATGTTAAATTGAATAACAATAGCAACAAGAAAGAAATATCAGTATCAGAAGCTCATGTTGACACTATTAAAGAGTATCATGATCAAGCCACACAAGATATTGCGGCAGCTAAAATGATCAGAACTGCAGAAAGTTTATTGATAGGAAACTGCGATACTGAGCTTGGTGAAAAGATTATTCATGGAGAATTATTGAATATCTTAGCAGAATATTTAGAAAACAACAACTATGATATTCTATGCAACTCTATTTTAGAGTTAATTAGAGGAGAAGAATAAGATTAGTTAAGTAGTAAGTAAATAATTTAGTTTTTAAAGAAAGACTATTTTGGTTTTTCTTTAATTATATATTTCACATTCTGAAAGGGAGACACGAAGAAATGAAAAACATTATTAAAAACAAAACTTTATTGACTGCAGCTATTATTTCCGCAATGGCATTCGGCACTACTAGTGCATATGTCGTACCTACAACTGATGCACCTGGCGATACACCTAATAAGGCTTTATCCAGCAATAGTGAGTACAACGATGTATATGCTGGTCATGGTGCATATTCTGTTGGTCGTCAAAATACCATTAATGCTAGCGCTACAAGTTCTTTTGCAGCAGGCTACGACAACACTATCAATGGTGCTAACTCTTTTGTATACGGTCATAACAATAAAGCGACCGGTGCAAATAGCATCGCTGGTGGTGAAAATTCCGAGGCGAAAGGCTATTCTAGCCTAGCTATTGGTTCATCCTCCCAGGCACTAAAAGATTACACCTTTGCAATTGGGTCTCAAGCCAGTGCAGCTGCAGATAATACCGTAGCTATTGGCAACGGTGCTTATGCTAATAAAGATAATGCATTGGCTCTTGGTGCTGTTACTTCAGTAGATGGCAAAGATTCTATCGCACTTGGTTCGCATGTTCGATCCAATGCTGATAATAATGTAGCTATTGGTACTGCAGTTACTACCAATAGTAATGATAGTGTTGGTATTGGTACTGCAGTTAATACTAATAGTAATAATAGTATTGGTATCGGTAATAACGTTGTTAATAACCTTAGCAATAGTATCGGTATCGGTAATGGAGTTGCTACTGACTTCAATACTATTGGTATTGGCAACGGAGTTGAAACTAAGGTTCAAGACACTATTGCTATTGGCAATGGGGTAATTTCCAATGGCGAATCTTCAGTAGCTATTGGTAACGCTATCCATGCAGATGGCGTTGGAACTGTAAACGTTGGCACAAATGTAAGTGCCAAAGGCGTATCTTCTATCGTTGTTGGTCGTGATACGACTGTAAATGGTGATGATACTACAGTAGTAGGTGCTAACAATGGTATTATTGACGCTGATCAAAGTGCTATTTTTGGTTATAACAACAAAATGTTGGACAACGCCAAGGAACAGCTAATCTTTGGTTCTAATTCTCAAACTAAAGAGCAAGGTGCAACTGTACTTGGTTCCCATGCTCAAGCTACACAAGTTGATGCGTTTGCCATCGGCAATAATACAATTGCTGATGTACAAAATGGCGTTGCAATCGGCACCAATTCTGTTACAGAATTAGCTGTTGGTACATCCAATATTAAGGATAACACAACAGATATTCGTTTCAGTAATTCCACTTATGCGGGTTCTAACCCAGACTCTGTTGTAAGCTTTGGTACTAATGGTCGTGCCGGTGCTGGTGGTGTAACTAGTTATACACGTCAATTGCAAAACGTAGCAGCAGGTCGTGTATCTGCTACATCCACAGATGCTATCAATGGTAGCCAACTATATGACGTAGCATTAGAAGCTCAAAAACACAACACAGTTGTTGATGGTACTAATACTACTGTAACTTCCGAAGATAACAACTTTGGCCGTAAGGAATATAAAGTGAACGTAAACAAAGATTTAGTAGATATGAATTCTGCTAGCTTTGGTAAAGTGACTGATGATGTGCATTCCTACATTGGAAAGGATAAAGTTCACTTCTTCGATGGTACTACAAGTACAAATACTAAAGTAGATGCTAATGGTATGAAGTTGGAAAACACTGACAACTTAGATGCTGCAGAATATACTATGGATGGTATGACTGCTAACTCTAATGGCAAATCCATTTCCTTTACTACTAATGGTATTAGCGCTGGTGGTCAAATTATCAATAATGTAAAAGCTGGTGTTGCTGATACAGATGCTGTAAACTATAAACAATTAAAAGACAGCATTTCTACTGAATCCGTTATCACTGATAACCAAGTTGATAATATTGCAGCTGTTAGAGTTGTTAATGGTAAATCCACTGGTGATGCTAATGCTCAATATGGTGTATATGTAAGCAAAAATACTGTAACAGATATTGCTAAAGCTGCTAATAAATTTGAAGGTGATTCTGTAATCAAAGTAGAAACAACTACTGGTGCTAATCATACAGCAGATACTACAACATTCAAATTTGATGGTAACGAAGCTGCTAAAGTATTACCTGTCTCCTATAAAGCAAATGGTGGTGCTACAAATAAAGTAATGGCAGACAAAGGTTTAAACTTTGTTAATGGTAACCATATCAATGCATCCGTTGGTGCTGATGGTTTAGTACGTTTCGATCTAGATCAAAACATTCCTAACCAAATCAACTCCAATGCTAATGCAATCAATGGTCTTTCCGATAAAGTTGCTAAAAACCATAAAATCTCTGAACGTGGTATTGCAGGTACTGCTGCATTAGCTGCATTACATCCATTGGACTTTGATCCTGATCATAAATTAGATGTAATGGCTGGTTATGGTCATTTCCATGGTTCTAACTCTGTAGCATTGGGTGCTGCTTATCGTCCTAACGAAGATTTAATGTTCACAGTTGGTTCCACTGTTGGTAATGGCGATACAGTTGTTAATGCTGGTGTATCCTATAAAGTAGGTGCTAAATCTGGTGTTTCCCGTTCTAAAGTAGCTGTAGCAAAAGACGTTGCAGATATGAAACGTGAAATGGAAGCAATGAAAGCACAAAATGCTAAAATTACTGCGATCCTAAATGCAGTACTTGGTGCTGATTTACCACAAGATCAAAATACAGTATTCCCAGATGTTCCAGAAAACCATTGGGCATTCGAAGCTGTAGATGATTTGGCTAAACGTGGTTTGATCATTGGTTATGAAGATGGTATGTTCAAGGGTGATCGTGTATTGACACGCTATGAATTTGCTGAAGTAGTTCATCGTGCAATTCAACGTGCTAAAGAAATCAACGCTCCTATCGATGGTCGTTTGGTTGATGAATTCAAACCAGAACTTCTTCGTTTCGAAGTTGAACAAAATGGCAAACTAGAAAGAGTTCATGCATTGAAATCTAACAAAGATATCAAACGTGACTCCTATGGTAGCATTGTAAAATAATCTAAATAAAATTTCAGGTATGGGAGAAATCCCATACCTGATTATTTTTTTAAAAGGAGAAGTATTATGAGTATGACAAGATTGGAAGAATTGAAGTTTATTAATTCTTATATGGAAATCATTAATTACAACATCAGAGCCATATCTGATATTATTGCAACTCAATCTATTAAACTTGATATGGAATTGCCATATAGAAATAGCTATCCAGAATTTGACGTTAGTTTTGGTTTGAGTAAGGATTTATATTTTGTTTCTGATGATAATATCGAACCATCTGAGACTAAAGAACCTGAAGATTGTTTTAGACTAGTTAATGCTATCTATATAAAGATGAACGTAACTGGTGCTAATATTTATTTGAAAGATCGTAAATTAAATCTTCTTGAAGAAACTATAAATATTGGAAATACAGAAGTATTAGATGACTTTGGCAGATTTTTATATTTATCAGTGAATACTTGGAAACATAAAGTGTGTAAATTAAATAAACTTAAAGCACAAGACTATGATCATATTTATGGATTACTTAATATGAATATGGAAAGTATTCATATTGCTCTTGATATGATACAAAAGCTTTTAGAAAATAAAGAATAATTTGTTTTTAAATAGTGGTATATTATTATGATAGCAGAAGATTTTGAATTTGTTCAACAAAGCGAAACAGAATATATCGATGTCCTATATATGTGGAATATAGGAGGTATCGAAGTTAAAGGTTATAACATTAATGACAAAATTGTTGAAGTATATTTTGAATATGATGGTGTAAAATTTTTAATAAGATCCCAAAAAAGACCTACATATAGTGAACGATTTTTAGATGTTATTAGAGCTTTATTGATTGGTAATTATTCCAATGATATGGCTACAGTTATTAAAGTAGCTAAGAAAGTTGGCAAACCAATTCTGATTACATCTGGTATTTATAAAAACAGTCGTGAATTTACAGTTCGATTAAAGTTCCCAGTAGAGAATGGGTATAGTATTCTATTTATGGAATTTGATAAAGTAGATCTAGATACACTATATGGTGTACGTTTTAGTTATGTAATCAAAGATGAAAATGCTAGAATTAAGCACGGTAATACAGATGCTACTAGAAAAGTTTTCTCTTATATGAATGATTTAATGTTTAATTAAGGAGTAGATTGATTATGTTGTATAGTGATATTAAAAAACGTCTTCCAGAACTTTGCAAAGAATTAGTTCTTATGATTCCTAAAGATATTGAATACTCATATCATGAAGACTATGAAGGAAATGTTTCTGTCAAAATTGTAAAAGATGAGGATAGAATCAATCTAGAAATTAATGATATTAAATTCAGTATTGGCCCTTCATACTTTGCAGAAAGATATTATCTAAATTGTGAAAAATATGAAGACACCTTTTCTAAAAATCCAGAACCTATTATTCTTTTATCAAAACTATTTACAAATTTAGCATGTGAATCAGATAAAGAATTTAATAAGATCATAGGAGAAGGAGATCAAGAATCTGATAAAGGTATGATTAGATTCCAAATCATAAAAATTGCTAAAGGCTTTAATGATCTTCATGGATGGTTCTCTAATCCAGCTTATCTTAAAGCAGAAATCGAAGAAGCAGAAGAACGAGCATATTATGCTGAACAACGTAAAAGAGACGAAGATTCTTTCTGGGAAGAAATGGCTGCAGTTGGAGTGACTCCAGAAGATGTATATGATTAACATTTTATATGAAGTCTTATCGGGATATTATTAATAATATCCTGATGGACTTTTAAATAATGAGAAATTTAATAAAACTCATTATTTTTTCTTCTAATTATGGCTTATGAGGTGAGATTATAATGCTCAAAAAACAGTATTTCGACACAAACACTAATACGGTTAGTACCACTAGTATGACTGCAGCAGAATTGCTTGTAGAGGTAGAAGATAGACTTAAGAAGTATGAAACTTTAGTATTTAATAAAGAGATATTAATTCATGCCTTAATATTGGCATCTATTTTTCCTAAAGACTGTAAATCCCATTTTAATGATCCTCACTATTTTATTTCATTGGCTGAATATACTGATCATGATGTAGATCTTATGATTTCACTAGTATCTGAAAAATATGGAATTAGATATAATGATCTAAAAGAATTATATGATTATATTATTAACAGATATACTATCAAATATTATGATGGTGGTGTAAGAAAGAAAGAATTCCAACTACCTACATATGTGAGAGTTATGTGTGATATCAACAAAGGTTTGCAAGTTAAAGAAATTATCAGTAATAGAACTAAATGATATAGTAGTTGTATACTATAATAATGGAAGCTATAATAACAAAATAGTATTCTTTGATTAAAATTGAAAGGAGAATGGAATGAAGATTCCAAATAATTCTAATCTCTCCAAAGAGATGACTGCTAATATCAAGGACTACTCTAAAAAGATCAAGAGTCTTGAATCCTTTGCTAAATCTGTTCGAAAGAACCCAGGTCAATATTTATCCTCAACTGGTAATGAAGGTCAATTGAATGCTATTCGAGAAGTATTTCAAAATGCTACAGATGAATTGAATAGACTAGTATCTCCATGTGATAAAGTATGGATTGAGTTCTGGGAAGGTTCTTTTAGAACTGTAGTAATCGATAATGGCCGTGGTATCCCAGCAGAAGATATTGTTCGTGTATTTAGTAGGGAACATACTTCTACAAACTATGAAAAGCATAAAGGTGAATACCCATCTGGTCTTCATGGTGTAGGGTCTAAATGTACTAATGCTGTATCTTCTAGATTCACAGTTACTACTTATCGATTAGGTAAAGCTTACCAAATCGAATTCTCTGAAGGTGAGCCTTTAAAGAAATATGGAACTGGCAAGAAAGGTCCTGATGGCAAAGAAATCTTTATGCCTAAAGAAATCAAATATCCAGCTGGTGCTCAAGGTACTGTAGTAGACTTTGAACCAGACTTCTCTATCATGGGTGAGATCACATTACGACATAAAGACATTTATCGTTTAGTATCTAATATTGTACCACTATTAAAACCTGGTGCTGAAGTATTCTATACTGCACATCTTTTAGATGGTTCTACATTTACTGATCACTTAGTAAATAAAGATGGTGTTCTTACATATCTTATCAATAAAACTGATAAGCCTATGATTAAACCAATCATCTATACTCACGATACTGGTGAGATGAAAGTAGAAGTTGCTATGACTTATGTAGCTAATGTAAATGCTGGTCCAGATGTAATGACATTTGCAAATACTTCTCCAGTAAATACTCAATTATCTACTCCATCTATTGGATATTTTAAAGGTGTATGTGACTTCTTTAAAGGTTATATGAATAAGATCTTCTTAGCAAATAATAAGAAGAAATTAGAAGTAACTAACTCTGACGTGTTGACTGGTTTGGTCGGTATCGTAGCAGCAGCTCATATGGACGTTATGTTTGATGGTCAAGCAAAGAATGTTTGTAAAACTCAAGAACTAACACCATTTGTTAGAGAGGTAACCATTGATGCATTAAAAGATTGGTCTAAGAAGAATCCAGACGATTTGCAAAAGCTTTGTAACTTCTTAAAAGATGTAGCAACAGCTCGTACCAAAGCAGATAAAGAAAAGATTAATATCTCTAAGAAGTATAAAACTAATACAATCTCTGGTACTCCTAAAGGGTTTATCAAAGCAGAAAAGAAAGATCATTTAGAGTTATTCATTGTAGAAGGTTTATCAGCCGCTTCTCCATGCCAAACTTCTCGTAATGAATATCAGGCTATCTTCCCAATTCGTGGTAAAATGCCAAATGCATTCTCTAAATCTAGAGAAGAGTTCTTGAAGAACGAAGAAGTTCAAGCTATCTTAGCAATCATTGGTTGTGGATATGGTAAAAACTTTGATATCTCCAATTGTAAATATGATAAGATCATTATCCTAGCCGATGCCGATTATGATGGTTTCCATATTAGAACTTTGATCTTGAAATTCTTATTAACTTACTGCCGTCCTTTAATTGAAGAAGGAAGAGTATATGCAGTATTATCTCCATTATACCATGTAGATAAAGGTACTAAGAAATGGAAGTATTTCATTGATAAAGATGACTTCACTCAATATGTGAGGGATGAGTTCGTAAAAGCAAATAAAGTTGTCCATCAAAAGACGAAGAAAGAATTCACCAAGTCTGAAATCTCTTCACTTATTATCAATAATAACAACTATGATTTCTATATGGAACGCATTGCCAATAACTATATGATTGATCCTATCTTATTAGAAGATTTATTACTATTAAGAAAAGAAGCATTCAATAAATTCAATGATTTCAAGAAATTGATTAGTAAGAAATATAAGTATCTCAAAATAGAAAGAAAAGGAGATGCTGTATTGCTTAATGGCTTGGTAAATGGTATTAATGGTGATAGAGAACATACAATCATCTTTAATGAACAATTGATCAATGCATGCTCTGTCTTATTAGGTTATTTAGATAAATCCGAAAAGAGATATCTTTTAAATGGTCATAAAATTGGTTTATACCAATTGATCAGTACTTTCAGAAAATCTGAGCCTAAGAATATTGAACGTGCAAAAGGTTTGGGTTCCTTGAATGATATTGAAATCGGCGTATCCACATTGAATCCTCATAATAGAAAATTATTGAGATACACAACTGAAGATATTACTAGAGAAATCGAAGAAATGAGAAAGGTTAATGATGATAAATTCACATTAATCAAAGATGTCGATATCTCCCAATACGAATTCTAATTGGGTCTTATCAAGATAAAGATAATAGAGTGCTCATTATGGGCACTCTATTTTTTTACTGCTTAAGGAGGAAGTGTAGTGTTTACAACTTTTCAATATAAAGATATTGATAAATATATAGAAGAAGATTTTAAGAATACCACAGGTAATTTTGATTACATCAGATCATATGCAGATGGTGTAAGAATATCTTATTCTAAAAAAGAAAATCTTACTACATATAATGGGTATAACGAATATAGAATCAAAGATGAAAATGGAGAACCTTTAGCTTTATTCCATTTTAATAATGACTTAACGGAAGTATTAGATATGGATACTTTGAAGAGTCTAGAACATGTATGTTTTGCAGATAATAGAAAATCTGCTAATACAGTCACAGTATTCCATCATACAGATTTAGATGGGGAATCTGCAGCATCTTTAATTTGCCAATTGTTACAATTCCAAACTCAAAGAAGTATGAAGTTTGTAGGATACAATTATTCTGGGAATGCTATTTCTAATGAAATAGAAGAAATGCTTAACAATCCTGCTATAGAATCAAGAACAAATATTGCTTTTATTGTAGATTTGTCTCTTAAGAATGATCAACTAGAAGAGATCCTAAAATATTACGACAAAGTAATTTGGATCGATCATCATATTACCTCTTTATATCAAAACCCTATAGCTCTTTGTAATGAGCATAATAATTTTACTTATATTTTAGATACTAGACAATGTGGTTGTTGGTTAACCTATGCTTGGTTGTATAACTGCATCGAAGCTATTAACTCAGCATCTTTATCTGATAAGATTATCGAAGGTTTGAATTTAGATCCATTCAGAGATAATAGTGCTGGTGAGGAAATTATCAAAGTATATAAATCTAAAGCTCCATTAGTTGGATTGATTTCTTTATTTGATTTGAAGCAAGATGTAGAATTTCCTATTAGTTATAAACCAGCAACATGGTTAAATCAATGGTATAATAAAATCGGAACTCTTGCTCCATATTGTAATACTTGGCAAAATTTATGGAGAGGAAATTATTTCTATGAAGAAGATGGTAAAGAGCAATATCTAACTCCAGATATTAGAGATATTCTTTATCATGGCCATAAACTATATACAATCTTCCAAGAAGAAATGCAAGCTCTTAGAGAAGCAGATCCTGTTTATGAGTATCATGTATTCAATGAAGAAGATCATTTAGTATTCCATTGCATTAATGGATTTGGTTTCTCTCAAAGATTTGAAGATAACAGAGAAGATATCAAAATTATTGGCAGATTCGTAGATAATAGAAATAGATTCTCCTTCTCATTATATACAGATAATGAAGAGATAAAAGAACTTATTCCACTAGGTAAGATTGCAAATAAATACTTTACTGGTGGAGGTCATCCAGGTGCTGCTGGTGGTAGTTATCCTTCTAAAGAAATAGAATCAGCATTTGAAAAGATTATGAATAGAGAATTTCTAGGTAAAGATTTAGAAGTTATTATCCAATTTAAGAATATTACATTCGCTGGTACTGAGGTTGATGAATTAGAAACACTGATTGGTAATACTTCATATACTGGATCTTTTGATGATGTAAGATTTGACGAAGTAATTGATATTTACTTCAGATTATTCGTTGCTATTATTTCTTATGAATATAAATTAGCTAAATCTAAAAAATAACACAAGAGGAGACCCCTAGAGCCTTAGCGCTCTAGGGGTAATTTTTCGAACGTGTGTGTTATGTAAATAAATATATTTATATTCGCTTAGGAGGACGTGTCCTGAGAAAAGTAAAGGACACATTCTAAAATGAAACAATCTTAGCAACGAAAAAAGAAAACAAAGTATGTGTAAAACAAAGAGGCAATTTAAAATTTAAACAACTTTAACAATAGCAACATCGTTATCGCGTATTTAATTTTTCAATGGGTTACCTACCTACACTCTGGCCGTCTTAGAGTATAAATAGAATAAGCCATTACTTTATGTTACTAGGGTTTAAGCCGGTTTATAAGCATATACTATAATTATGGTAGAGATATATCTACAAGATATTTTTAAAGGAGAAAAACGAAATGCAAAATGAGATCAAAGAATTTGGAATTGCTATGTATAATATAGCAAAGAAGGAAATCTTTCCAGATGTTGAAGAAAGAGTTAAGAGTTTTAAAGATAGAGTAGTAAATGATATCTTAAATAGAATCCCAGATGATATAAATCTTCCTATTAGAGAAACCATTAGAGAATTCAAAAGTGATATAAGAGGATTTACTCATACTCCAGAACCTCATCAAAGAAAGATTGTTGTAGAATTTATAAGAGAAGAAGATGCTTATAAGAATAGATTTAATAATTAATACGAATATGACAAATTAGTAGAAAAATGTAAGGCGATAGAACTCTACACAAAACACGCAATATACATGAATCTTACCACTTGAAAAAGAACGGAATATTCTCCCAACCCAGTTACCCCCTGGAATGAATATTAGCACTCAATACGACGCATGTGACCTTTTGATATATGCCACAATCCGCATAACAACCATTACATATCCAAAAGCTGCTATCAAAAGGTTCAAACAAATAAATTCATGTCAAACTCAATCAGATGAAACGATCTGATACATACCTCAAAATAAATCACTCAATCACAACACAATTCCTCTGTCGCCTTATATTTTTCGATACATAGTAAAACTTCTCTCACAGACAAAGATTTGGTGAATGGGTTATTCCATTCACCGTCTTTGTTTTTTATAAATTCTTATCTATTTTAGGAGGAAATAAAATGGAAACACCTGTTAATGATTTTATCTCTCATGATATCTCTCCAGTATCTAAACAAATGTTTATTTGGTTTGTAAATCGTGAAGATGGTTCTACTGCATATGAATTTACTAATGATGGTGAAAATCACGACTATAATAAAGAAGTAGATAGTCGTAAAGATGAGATTAAAGAATTTGGTTTGCTTGGTAATGGATCTAAAATCTACTTTAATACAAAAGATGGTGTCATCCATGTAGGAAATAAAGATATTAAAGTATTCGTAGAATCTGATGAAGATTCTGAAGTATATCTACGTTTGACAGAATGCGAAGAAGCTGATTATCACAACGTAATCCAATATAAAAAAGCAGCATTCGATTATAATCCAATTCCTGGAGTACCTCAAACAATTCCTGGTACTGTAACTAATCATTTCATTGGTTATAATTGTGAAACTCCTCAATACTCTTTTGAATTAATTCTAGATGTTCCTGTAGGTCAAGCTATGGAATTAAAAGTAATCATTACTATGAAGAATACAGATTTTGAAGGTAAGCTCTGTATGCAATATGGAGATTATGAAGAACAAGAATCTGTTACATTAGAATGCAATAAAGTATTTGAAAAGAAAATTACTCTTCTATAATTAAACACAATGAACCCGTATACTCGTAATGAGTATACGGGGCATTTAATGCAATAGAAAAGTTTTGAAAGAAAGGGATTATTCTATTATAAGATAGTTAGTCTAAGAATAGACCATGTGCCATATTATGCACTTTTAAACGCATTTCATTTGTAACTTCTTCTGCTTTTTTTACTTCTTGATAGAATGCTTGGATTTGTTGGAAGTTAGCAGGATTTGTCGTAGGAGCAGAGTAAATATCCTTTAATTGTTTAAGTAATGTTTGTTTTTCATCCATTGTAAAAACACCTCTTTATTTATAAGTGAAAGTAATTACTTAATGTAACCTATATCTATTTACCAGTGGATCCCATACCACCAGTTCTTTTTTTGTTTAAAGGTTCGATTTCATCTTTAAATACATAGAAGTTCTCTATAATACCTTGACAGAATTTATCACCTTTTTTAATATTAATAGGATTTTCTACTGTAAAATCAACGTAGATATGACCTTCGTTAGTTTCATTACCGTAGAAATCTAAATCTATAATGCATGTCGTATTTGCAAATCTAAATCCATACTTCATACCATAAGAAGATCTAGGATAAATCTTTAGTACCAAATTTTCTAATACTACAGCATTGGCACCTCTTATATTGGTTAGTTTACATTTAATTCCTGTAGGTACTAGATATCTTAATCCAGGAATTGCATTGATTTCAAATGGAGAATAGAAATCATATCCTGCAGAAAAAGGAGTAGATCTTCTAGGAAGTTCAATTCCTTCCACATCATAATCCTCATCTTTAATATCTTTAGAATATACATAATTCCATAATCCTGGATTATTAGTTTTTAGATCTTCTAAAGCCTTTTTCCATTCTTTATTGCTTACTCGTTCGAACATTGTTGTCTCCTTTATTAATTTATTACTATTAATAATTAGTATAGGAAATCATTAATTGTAAAACTATTTAGTTTGAGTTATATACTATAATAGTGAAACATCTACCAACAAAGGAGGTGCTTGTTATGTTACTTACCGTTTACGGTATTGAAAAAACTGGATTCGATCCAGAAAGTGATGTGGATATTGTGTTATGGTAAATTAGAACTGACCGTTTACGGTATTGAAACCAACACTAATATCTACTAGTAAAAAAAATGAGAACTTGATCACTCTCATTTTTTTTGTTTAAACACAGGAATTCCCCATCCCAATTTAATGGGATGGGGTTGATTCCTATTAGGTGTAATAACCAGTTAAACGAATTTTAAAGGTTTTGTTACCAGGAGTACTGTTGATAGGTGCGTTAACGCGGAAAGATACAGTAGCAACGTTTGTACCACTTGTTTCCACACGACCGTTATTCATAGTACCTTTTAAAACGCCTTCACCAGCAGATGCAGTATTAGCTGTAACTTTTTTGGATACGAAGCTAGAACCAGAACCACCGATTTTCAACCAATCGGAATCGGAAGCAAGTTTAGTTTCGATCCATTTGTCACGAGCTACGTCTTCATTTGCTGTATTGCCATTAGCATCTAAAACAGTAAGAGTACATTCACGAAGGTCAGAATGATCTTCAGTATCATTACCACGGTTGTTCCAGATATTAACCACTAATGGAGTAGAAGGTTCTTGAGCTTTTACAGTACCAACAGACCAAGTGTCTACTGGGCTTGTATTGGCTTCATTATATAATGTAATTACTGGACCCAAATTTGCAGCCATGTAATTTACCTCCTATTATACATAATAACCATTAACACGAATTTTATAAGTTTTAGTACCAGGTGTAGCATTTACAGGTACAACAACTTTCAAATTCACTTTACAGTAGTTTTGTTTAGACGATGTAGTATTTTTATTACCATCGTTAACTGTTCCTTTGATTGTGAAATCACTAGCTGCAGTAACTGCTTCTGCTTGGAGATGTTTACCATCAGAACCACCTACAGGTGTCCATGTAGAAACGTTACCGTCAACTTTAGGTACGTTTACACGAACCCATTTGCCAGCAACTAATTCACCGTTGGAAGAACCGTCAATATCGAGGGCTGTAATAGTTACATCTTTTAAGTCAGAAATAGCAGTAGAGCCATTGCGATTGTTCCATACATATATAGAGAAAACAGCAGATTCATTACTTGCTTGAACGACACCAGCGTCCCAGTTAGTAACAGATTTATCTGATTCATCCATAATAGTAATACTTGGAGCTGCCATGAATGCACTCCTCCTTTCTTTTCAAAATATTATATAAGTGTTATCACTTCGAATCTTAAAGGCTCGATAAAGCCTCATTAAGATGTCAAGTGATATCATTATATCATAATATATCGTATCCAGTTGTAAGATTTAATTTATTCTCTTGCAATCCTAGATATTTTGCAAGAGTTCTTTTAAATCCACCATTTGCAGTCATTAACTCCCTAGGGAAAGAGTCTTCTACAGTTTGATCTTTTATATAAACATTTATAGGATTTTTTATTTTGGTACAATCTTTGAAGGCTTTGTGATTATTAAAAGTATCTTCATCATATCTTAAACTAGATAAGTCTAAAGTACCAACAATATTTTCTAAATTTGTACAACCTTTAAAACTATCAGAAAGTCTTTCTACTCTAGACATATTTACCTTTGATAATCCAACTAATACAAGTTGGGAACAATTTAAGAATATCTCATCAAATCCATGCTCAGAAAAATATAAAGTTCCACCAGTATCGAATTCAAAAGTTTCAATTCTAAAACAATCTGCGAATGCTCTAGTCATATCAATCGGTGTAGATGGTGAAAAAGTATTATTTCTAAAAATAGGATAGCTTAGACCTCTATCATATCTAAACATTTCCACACCAGAAGTGCACTTACTAAAATCAATATTTGGAACAATTTTTGATAAAGATGCATCATTCATCAAAGTTGAATTTCCCAAACCAGGGTAATTGCTTTTAACAAATCTATTCATAGAAGTCGCATGAACTACTGAATCAAAATAGTGTCTAATTCTTTCTTTATCCTCATCTGATGGGACCGAATTAGTTACAGATGATGCAGTAAAGTTTATATGATCTGGCCATACTTTTACATTGTTATCATAATGAACCCCATGTATAGCACACCAATCATCTAAACTCTCATATTTAATACTAAGCATATAAGTAGCCCAAGCTTTATATCTTTTATCTATATGCTCGATATTATATGGGTTGCTTCTTCTATTACTATCATTAGATAAAGGAATATCATCATTATTCATGAATGGATCTTCAGATTTATAATCTGGAAGATTTGGGTCACCAGAAGGAGGCTCTGCAAATAATTGCAAATCTAATTTGAAGGAAAGAGAGATAGAACTCCTTCTTTCTGATCTCTCTTTTTTATTAATATTATTTTCCATAATATCTACTCAACGATCTTATATGTAATATCAGGTTTATCATCTCTTAGAGTATTTACATTAATAAACTCTGGTACTGTTTGAGTTTCTTTAAAGTAATTATCTTCTAATTGAGGATTTTTATAGATGGATTGATGTAGTGATTCATAGTTATTCAATCCAATGAATTTAATATATACAATCTGTTCACGATAGATATTTGTAATATAAGTGATAAGGTTAGGCATATGAAGATCAGTAAGGTTATTCATATCTTCAATATATTCTTTAATCGAATTTGTAATATCATCCAATACAGAAGAAGCTTCTTCTTTAGATTGGAATTTGATTTCAAATTTAAGAGAAAGATTAATCTTATCAATATTAGATTCTCTATCGATGTTATACATTTTAGAAGGTCCATATGTGTTGAAGAATTTATAATCAATACCAAAGGAATCTTCTAGTAAGAATGTAGCTTGTTGAATATATAATCTACGTTCATCAATCATCTCTACAAGTTTATTAATTCTTTCATTAGAATTAAGGTAAGTATATCTTACTACAGGCATTTTATGAATTCTATATCCATAAGTACCAGCTTCTTCATCTTTGTTTAAAGCAATATAAGAGTTATTGAAGTCGCTATAATCATAGAAGATATCCAAACCAGCATCACCAGCAGAGTATACGTTTAATAAACTCCATCCATCTAAACCTGGAATTATATTATCTAGATTTCCTTTCTTCTTATTAATCTCATAATCTTTACCATACTCTTTATCTTCTTTAGCAACAAAGAAGAATTTAACTTTTACGTTTGTTGGTAAGTAAGTTCCTAGATCTTTACCATTCTTGATATTATGCATACCACTTGGGGAATAGATATAAGTATCTTTAGATGAGATGATATCATTGAGCTTAAATTTAAATTGTAAATCATATTTATAACCATTTTGGTTATAGCTCATAAGATTAGATTCTAGATATTTGAATGGATACTCATTTCCATCATTATCTGTTCTATAAAGAACGGCATATACTTTGAAATTCAATTCAGAGATAGTAACGCCATCTTCTTCATATTTAACTAATTGGAAATCGGTACCGATAGATTGATAACAAGTCATATCAATTTTGAATGTATCATAATCATCATAGAATTCTCTATGAGCATGAACTGTAGTAGCTACAAATTGAATAAGAGATGAGTTATTTACATATTCAAAATATAATGATCTATAGTAATTAACAAGAGTCAAATAATATGATACATAGAATGGGCTTTTATTAATACACATTAGATACGGGTTCATATATAAGAACCCATTATCATCCATACTATTAATAGTAGCTTCATCATCAGCTGTTACATTTTTTATAGTCCCAGTTACTGGATCTGCATAGAATTTAGCACCTGGTTTGATAATCATATTACTCTTATTATTATTGGAGAATACATCAGAATCAATATCTGCTGTGATTGTATTAGTAGGAATAATATTATCCCCATCTTTCATCATAAGATATACATAATACAATCTCTCAATTTGATTATGGACTTTTCTTAATAAATATAAACGGCAATCATCTCTTTGAAGAGAGTTAAAGAAGTTATCTAAGTCTGTATAAGTAGAGATAGATCCTCTAGACAATGCTTCAGCAGGGATTGCCTGTTTTAATTCGTCAATAGTAAGTTTATCATCGCCATATTGAGAATCTGATGCGCTCATAAGAACTAGATACATACCCATATATGGATACTTATCAGATTTATAAGACATCAATTCTTGATATTGATTCAATTTGAAATTACATTTACTACCAAGAGTTGTAAATACATGAACTGTGATTTCAGCATTTCTTCTTGGTTGGTTTTCTCTATTGAATCTTAAACGAATCGTCTTTTCATCTAGATACATGTAGTTGATGAAATTCTTATTAGAGTCTGTAGTGTAATCATATAAACCATCATAGATCGGTTCATAATATACAGCTTCTTTATAAGTACCATCTTCTTGTTCTTCAGAAACCATTACATAGAAATATGCTAATTGGTCTTCGAAAGTAAAGTTTAAGATCTTAGTTTCTAATGGGTTATTTACAATAATCTTTTTATAGATTTGAGTATGGGTAACTTGTCTGATAGTAGTCTTGATAGAGATCATTCTATCACCAGAGATATTTACTACACCCAAATATGGTAAATAAGGATTAGTAACTGTAGATAATTTATTCGTATCTGTTAATTCATATGCAGCAGTATATAATACCTCACCAGTAGGAAGATGGTGACGTGTTACTATGATATCATAATCTAATACATATGGATATTTTGTAGTTTCACCAATATAGAAGATATACTCTTTGTCGATAACAAATTTGTTATTCTTCATATTGGCAACCATTTGAGATTCTGGTAAGTTGATGGTTACTTCAATCTGAGCAGGCTTTGCAGTAATACTATTAATTCCTAAAGCTAATGCATGAGAGATTACGTTTCTTTCATATTTAGCCTTTGTAGGAATGGCCTCCATAGAATATTCTGAAGCCATAATAGCTGTATTTTCTGCTAAGTTACCAAAGATTGAAGATAGATAACCATAAACGCCTAATACCAGAGTATCTTCTGGTATATCGATATACTTAGACTTAAGGCCTTCTATAAAGTCTGTTACTTTATAGATATCTGTACTAAGTATATTAGTAGTATAATATGCCATGTCTTCTCCTATTCTTCAGTTCCACGTCTAAACCATTTTTTCTTTAAATATAAAGTTTTATTATTATTTTTGAAGTTTTGGTTATAAGGTCCTTTTTCCATACCAAGTATTTGAGGTTGAGATTCTGGTTCATCTTTACCCCATTTAAGTAATGGTAATTTATAACCTCTCCAATCAGCTTCTTTAGGGAATACTATGTATGGATAATCTACATTCTCACCAGATACTGCACTGATACTTTCATCCCAAATATCAACTTCATTCTCTGGAGGAGCTGCTGTCATACTACCTTTTTTCCATAGAGATATTAATGAATTGAAATCTGATAAGATATTAGGTTCCATATCTTCAAAGAATCCACTTAGTTTAAATCCAATAGTCACTTTTAAAGGACCAGATTGAGGGATTTCACTAAATGAAGATCTAGAGATTGATTTAGGAAATACTCCTGTAAATTTAGAGAAGTGAAGAATAGTTTCACCATCATCATCTACTAAGAATCTAAATATACTCATATGAGAATAAAGTATCTTATTTATAATATAAGATTTCTTAGGAGGTAGTAATCCTAACCAAGATAGTTGTCGTGCAATATCATAAGTTTTAAAGTAGTTATAGATTTCTAGATATCTTGTATCTTCAAACTCTACACTAAAATCTATGTTTTCATCAGAGCTTATAGAAGATTTAGGATATAGAATTCTAGACCCAAACATATTTTGAGCAGTTTCTAATTCATCTACTGCAATATCTGGAATATCAATATTAGACGTTTTTCTATTACTTAAAATTCTAACAAATGGACAAGATCTACCAGAACTACCATCAGATGCTCCATAGCAAAGATTTTCTAAAACAGTATATAGATATCCATGGCTATATAACCAATTAAAGTATGGGATCTGACTAGCTTCAGCAGATAACCATCCAGATTTAGATTTATCATCTGGACTTCCATCATTATATCTTAAGATGGGAAGATCTGGTTTTGTAAAGAATACATATTCTCTAGCACCCTGAACATGATTAAAAGGGTCTAATCTTGGAAGTCTATAAAATGTAGACCAGTACTTAAGATCATCTGGTTCATAGATACCATTTGCTCTCATAGTCTTTCTCATGTCGGATTCATGAGATAGTACCTCTGATTTTAATTTTACTATATCCTCATTATCGTCATTAGCACGTCCCCACATATGCATAACCGCTTCATCATCATTTCCTTCTATAGGACCTAATGCATCACGGTAATCTGTGTCTCGTGTTATTTCGATAAAATCTTTAGGATCAGCCACTGTCTCACCACCTAACAAAAAAATACAAAAATTTATTATACATATGTCGGAGAGGGTACTAATTAATCAGGGCTGTAATGAGCTAATCCTATGACATTATCGTAATTATCTTCAGTGATAATTATATCGATATAATTACTTTTATAATTTCAGGAGGAAATATTTCATGCATGAATATAAGACTCTATTATCCGAAGCGGATATGGGACCTTTAAAAAAGGTTTTGTCCTTAATGGATTTAGACTTTGATGAATTAAAACGTGGAATTACTGGTACTATTAATGGTAGTTCTAGTACAGGTTTTAAAATGAACTCTAATATTGCTAAAGAAGCAAAAGGGTTAACAGCTGTATTCCCAGTGTTAGTAAGCGAATCTGTATCTGTAGAACAAGCTCAAATGATTGCTAAAGCAGCTGAACGTAAATATGTAACAATGTTCCAAATGTTATTTGCTGCTAGTCAAATTACAGATGCTAAAAGTGCACAATCTTATTTGAAGAAATTCCATAACAATATCACTTCTTCTTTAGATTTAAGTGATATGACTGTAGATGATGTAATTGATTTTGCTAATAAGTTAGATGAAGAAGTTCAAACAACTGCTTTAACTAATGCTCGTATTACAGAAGCTACAAAAGCTGTATTGAAAGACTTAGCTTTTAATGAAAACTATACTAAAGTATTAGCAGAAAATCTAAATCCTGTTTCTTTGAATAATTACAAAGTTAAAACAGTATTTGGCGATTATAAAGCTACTCAAGTATCTGAAGCTGGCGATGATGAATACTACACAACTATGGATACTACAGCAAGTACTGAGCGAGATGCTATAGATGATTATAACAATGGCACTATAAGAACAAGATCCACTACTACTTCTAGAAAAATTCCTATTACAGCTAGAGATAGAGCAGCTACATTAAAAGATAAAAATGCTACTCTTAAAGATAAAGCAGATATCATCTCTAAACAAATCGTTACTACTGATATCAAAAAAGCTAATGAAGCTACTCCAAGCTTAATGATTATCAACTTTGTAACTCAAGCTGATGGTCGTGATAATGAAATTGTTAATACTGCAGTAATCGGTGTTAAATGCGTTATTCATTATATCCCATCTTCTGAAATGATGAATCGTATGGTATTAAAAAATACTGATCGTCGTGGTTTATTAAACTTCATTCGTGCTACTACTGGAGAAATTCAATTCTTCCGTGATTTCTTATTTGCTATTGATCGTGCTAAGATTGATGCTGTAGCAAAAACAAACAAGGGTTCCAATTCCCGTATTTGGAAAATGCTTGAAATCCGTGCTAACCGTTCTAAGATGAATACTACTGCAAGAGCCGATAATGCTGCTTGTGCTGCTATTACTATGCTAGTATTATCTAAAGCCGAAGTGGATATCATTAAACAAAGCTATCGTTTAGATCTTTCTAAAGCATCTACCATGCTCTCTGTTATGAAAGGTTATAATTTCATTGGCGTAGCAGTTATCGATGAAGTTAATGAAAAAGTTGATTTCTTATATGATGATGGTACTAAGAACTTTGAAACTATCTCCTTTATGAGTCTTGAAAGAGAACAAGGTGCTGGTGAATATAAGAAAATGATTAATACGTTAGTGAAAGGAAGATAATAGATGATTACATATAAAGTCGGGGTTGGATCCTTGAATGAAGAGGATATGACTAGTACTGTTAATGATAATCCAACTAGTATGAATCCTCCAAGATCTAACGGAACTGTAAATAATATTGGTCCAAAGCAAGCTGATCTAAATATCAACTTTGATGATGGTGAAGGCAATGCTAATCCTAAACCAGCAAATCCTATGGGTAAAATTGCTTCTACTGTTAATATGGTTAAGCCTAGTGCTCCAACTACTAATCCAAGCAATAATGTTGCTAACCCTATGAACAATAATAATCCTAATAAACGTGCAGTTGGAGAAGAAGTTATGACAAAAGAATTCAAACAAATTGTCAGCGAATATATGGATATCGCTGATTACAAAACTACTACTCGTTTATATAATCTAGATGAAGCAGAACAAAATACAGTATTGCTTTCTCTTACAAATAAATTATATCAAATGATTGTAGCTAAAATTGATGACGTTGAAAAAGGCGATATTCCTAAATCTCGTGGTGATATTACTCGCCTTCCTAAATACGCTCAATTGAAAGAGTGTGCTAGAACACTTACTGATATCTTCGAACAATATAAAGAAGATACCACTCCTGTAAAAGTTATTGAAAACGCAATTGATAACTTAGATGACAATTCTGATGTATTTGTTCAATCCTATATGGCTAAAGTTGATTTCGGTATCATGTTATATGAATCCGTTACACTAGCAGTGATCGGTTCTTTATCCTATATGATCGCTTGTTGTATTGAATACGTTAAAGATCCTAAAAATGATGGTCTTACTATTGTAATGGACAAAACTGGTGTAGCTAAAGTAAAAGAACATTTGCTTTATGAAAACCTAGTTAAATTCAATGAAGCATGCAGAACAAATGATGTAGAAAATGCTATTCGTCCATTAATCAAAAACAGAACTCAAAACTTATTTGGTGTTGGTGGTATGGTATTGGTTAAAGGTTTATTGATTGCAGTTCCTACAATTATTGCATTGATTCCTTTGATTAAAGACTTAGTATATTATTTCTTTGCTGCTCGTCAACGTGTATCTGTATACTTCGACATTCAAGCAGACTTGTTAGAAATGAATGCTAACGAATTGAAAGATAATCCTAATATCACTACTGATGCTGATAAGAAATCTGTAATTCGTAAACAACTTCAAGTTGCTAGAACTTTCCGTCAAATTGCAGATAAATTAGCAGTAGAAGCTAAGACTGCTGAAAATAAAGCTGATAAAGAAATCAAAAAGGATAATAAGAAATATCGTATTGATGATGTAGAAACTAATCCTTCTGAAGTATCTGATGGTCCTTTATTCTAATAAGGGGGTAATTAGATATGCTAGTACTTGGTAAACAACCTGATAAATCTTTATTAGAAAAAGATGAGTTTAATATTGATTGGATGCTTCAAGGACCTGAAGTAACTCCAGAAATGAAAAAAGATATTTTAGCATCTTTGGAAGATTATGGTTTTAAAATTCCTAAAGATATCGTATCTTATATCATAGCTCACTATAACTACACCCCATATAGTAAAAATAAATTTGATGTAAAAGATCATAAATGCATTCAATTCAAATACTTCTTGAATTTTGAAAATCCTATGTATTTAACAGCTAAGGAAAGTGCATATCATTTATATCAATTCTATTGCAATGGTGAAAATAGTGAATCTGGAATTTCTCCATTTGAAGTAAGTGAATTGTATCCTATTGCTTGCACAGTTAATGATGCATTAATTTGTGCAGACTCTAAAGGCGCAATTCATTTATATTATTTGGATTCCGATGAAGTTATTAAAGCTGCTGATACATTAGACGAATTCTTATCTAATTTTTATATTAATGATGAATGCTAACAGGAGGAAATAGAAACTATGTTTAAAAGAGCTCCTATGAGCACAGCTGAGTTGATTAAACGCAACTTAGAACAACAAGCTCTTAAAGAGGAATCTATTAATCTTTATCCAGATATTGATAAAGATTTAACTGATGACCTTGATTTTTATAAAAAATATACAAAAGCACAAGATAAAGCTAAATTAGACAAAGATCTTGTAGACCAATTCTCTGAATCTGTAAATAGCAGATTATTAGAATGCTGTTTATACCAAGGTATGTTGAAACCTGTTCTTAAAGAACAATTCTGCAATTCTCATGAAAGAAAACTTGGTAAAACTTTGGTAAGAAACTTTATCAAAGAACATGGTGCTTTTAATTTGATTCAATCTTTAAAAGATAAAAGCTGCTATTTGAATGAATGGTATGATGCTATTAAAGGTTATCATACTGCTATGATGAATGAAGCTAAAGAAATTGCTCAAGAAGGAATTCCTGAAGCCGAATTATTTGATATTGAAGATGATACTATTAAAAAATTTGTATTTGATACAAAAAGCATCATTCCAAAAGATATCACAAAAATGATTACTTCTCGTGTAGAAGATGCTGTTAATGATTTTATCGATCAAAACAAAAAACAAAAAGAAGAAATCAAGAAAGTGTATGAAAAGGCAAAAGAAAAAGTAGCATCTTTAAAAGATACTATTGATCCTAACGACCCTAGCTTCCAAGATTTCAATGGTGATCCAAATACTGAATTAGATCCTAAATATGGCGATCAAGTTCAAGAACAAGCAATGGCTATGGTTCGTGGTAAACAACGTGCTTTCCGTGAAGAAGCTACTTCTGTATTCAGTATTTTAAGTAAAAATACTTTAGAAGCTATTCATAGAAATCAAGCAATCAAAGAATCTTACTCTGTAGGTATGACTGGTAGATTGGATTTCCAAAAAGCTATCAATGATACAAAGGTTATGTATTCTTTCTTAGAATGCTTGAATACTTTGAATATTATGGATTTAAATGAATCTACATTATCTAAACTTCTTACTGATATGAAAAACTCTATTCGGGAAGAAAACTCTGTTACTAATGTAGCTCCAAGCAATCCAACAGCTCCTGGTAGTGAAAAGGCTAGTGGTACTATGACTGTTAATACTAATAATGCAGCACCTAGCCAAAAAGCCCCAACTGCTACAACAACTAATAGCGGTACTGAAGGTAATACTTTATCATAATAAACAAAAAAAATAAGAGCAGAGTCATTACGACTCTGCTCTTGTATTTGTGTTATTTTGAAAAGATATCATCAAGGAATTCTTCCATTTTAATCTTTTCTTTTTCTTTTTCTATTCTTTTTTTATGAATTTCCATATGACGCTCTAAGGAGATCATTGGATTTTCATCTATAATAATAGGACTACTTAACAGAGCTTCTGTTATTTCTTTAAGCATAATATACCACACTCCTTAGGATCAATATTTAGGAATTATAAAAGATTGGAGATTAAGCTTGCTGCTTCTTCAGCTTTATCTTTATTGTTTTTCCAATCTTCGAAAGCTAAGATAGCTTTATCTGCTAAATAAGCACCTGTTACCACACCAACACCACAAGCGGCACCAGTGATAACACCTTCTGTAAATGCATCAACTAATCGATCATTTTTATTATCTTTAGCTACAGCATCTGCAATTTTTTCTGCTAATAACGCATTAACTACTACTTCTTCATTTTTAGCTTGTTGGTTCATTTTGTTTTCATTAGTCATGTCTAGGTTTTCTTGTTTTGTCATGGTATTTACCTCTTTCTTTTCAATACTAGGTTGTTGTTGACTTTGTTGAATTTGTTGTTCTAATGCAGCTTTTTGTTCAGAACCCATAGCTGCAGGGTTCACTACTTTTGTTTCCATTACCGGGGTTACTGGAAACTGAATTGTAGTCTGTACTGGTTGTTGCTGGATTCCCAATGCTGGGTTTTGTAATCCATTATCGAATCCAGATTGATTTTGCTGTGCAGCTTGTTGAATAGCTGCATTCAAATCATCAATGCTGCCAGTATAATAAGTAGGTCTAGCAATAACTGGACCTTGTTGTTGCACAGAAGAATCCTGTGTCGTTTCTTCAACTGCAGGAACTTCAGAAGTAACTTCTACTACACTTTCAATTACTACTGGCTCTTCCACAGCTTTTTGTACTGTGCGTTTGCGACGAGTTACTGTTTTCTTAACAGCTTTTGTTTCATCAGCCGCTTTTGTTGTTGAAGCTTTTTTCGTTGCCATAAATGACTCCTTTCTGTTTAGTAAAAAAGCTTAAAAGTTAAACAGTCAAAAGACTGGAAATCCATTACCGGATTTCACTATTATAGTATATAATTATAATTGATATTACTATTGTTATTTTACACAATATACTGGGTAAGGGAACTTAATCCCTTACCCTAAATATTTATATATTGATTAAATATGTTCCTCTAGCAATCTTATTGCATGTAAATAAGAATCCTAAATTTCCGCAAGCAGATAAATAACTGAGTTCCTCGTTGTTTAGATCTGCATATCCAAACTGAGCGATAATATTATTAATACCCATATTGATAATATTGAATACATTGATATCATTATCCTCTTTAGGATATAGATAAATATGAAGATTATTTGTATAAGGTTCTTCTATAATTTTATAGGTAAAATATCCAGACTTATAGTAGTCAGAATTATCTAATACCAATATTAGATTATCAGATCTCAAAACATTACTACGAAGAAGTTTAATTTTTATAGAGGTGCATAAATTAAGATTATTAGAAAAAATATCTGCTGTTTCAATATTGACTAATCTACCCATTACTTTAACATCCATCCTTTATTAAATAAAATTAAGTATTATTCGCCAAAGAATTTAATGTCATTTTGCCCAAGTCTTTTAGAAATAGATTTGTATTGATATTTATTATATAGCATATTCATATACCTTAGAGTTATTTCGATTCTAGGAAGTTCTGAATAGTATTTGTTGAAGCTAGAACTTATCACAATAGAATCATCTATCCAAATATTACCATTGTACATATCAGAATATTTCTTTTCTACGTTATCAAAATCTGGTTTTGATAGAGGACGTATCATTCCCATCTCTGCTAACATCTTTTCTTTAACATTAAAAACGTTAGGAGTTTTGAAATAAGCATTATAATGTACTTGGCAAGGTGTATAGATCAAAGACTCTAAAAAATCGAAGTCCTGAGTAGTTATAAATTGCTTCATAAATTGCCTATCGGCTGCACCAGTAATAGAATATACCTGAATAAATCCTGGATTAGATCTAGCATTAGAAAGGATATTATTCCCTTTACTCTTAATAAATCTAGCTCTAGGACGAGGACTACCTTCTGGATTCTCATATATTACTACATATAATTCAGGCATATAATACATTTGTTGAAGCATTTGATTTCTAGTATTGATAATATCATCCATTTTGGATTTATTTATTTTATATTTGTCTATCATCCAAGAAAGTCTCTCTTGATAGTCTCTTGGGACATGAGAATATTTCTCTTCATATAGTTTTGCTTTTTGCTTTCTAGTCTTTATTTTATCTCACCTCCCTGAAATAAGACAAGATTACTTAGTAGTATTAGTATATATAAAAAACAAAAAAGAAAGACATACTGCAATCAAGCAGTATGTCTATATTCTTATCGTATTATGTTTCCATACTCATCTAGGTGTATACCTCTTCTTGCTAAAGATTCTACAACCATTCTATCTAATTCTCTTTTATTAGCTATTAATAATTCTAATTCTCTATTAGTTATAGCTACATTTCTTCTAACAGTGTCAGAATACATATAAAGAGCTCCTGCTCCAAATAAGAATCCCATAATAAAAGATGAGTTCATAATATTATCTCCTTATTTAAATACTACAAAATATGATAACCTCATAATTATAGTATACAAATATAAGATATATTACATAATAGAGCCATTACCAGATTGGTTGCCGCCCATATTATTCCAAGCAGCATAAATAGAACCTAATGCTCTTGACCAAGTATGAACTAATCTATCTTTTACAGTATTAGAACCAAGGCGTGTTAACCAATATAGTTTTACATATCTAAGCATATTAGGCTCAGCAATATTAACACCACACATATTAGCAAGATAATCTAATTGTGCTGGATTGCCAATCATATCATTATCACCCTTACCAGTTGCCATAGACATGATATCATATAGATCTTTAATAGATAATTGGATTGTTACTTGAGTAGGCAAACCATCTTGGGTCCATCCTTGCAAATCACCACGTTGAATAGAGCAGTTTGTAATAATACCCATATCAACATGGAACATGGATTTATAGAATGCACGAACTAAGAATGGAGATACGTATGTATTATCACCAGCAGATCTAGGCATAACAAATCCTAGAATATGGCAAAGTGGAACATAAATATTCAAATAGATTGATAATACGTCACAGTCTGGAGAATCTAATTTGATAGTAACGTCATACGATCTCATGAAAGAAGAATCTGCCCAGATTTCTGGGAAGAACATCTTACCACCAGCCATCATAGTATTAACGTGTTTCCACATAGATCCAAGAATACCACCCATGCTACTAGTATCGCTAGAACCCTTTTCTAAATCTGCTTCTGGTTTAAGATTCATATTTGTTACGCCAGATGCACCACCTAAAAGGAAGTTAATCTCACGAGCCATATCTGATACTTGGTTGATTTTATTTGCCAATTGAGATTGGGTCGTATTATTAGAGAAAGATTCTTGTACTTGTGTTTCTGAGTTTATATAAAAAGAAACGGATCCTCTATGATACCCAGCAAATGGATGTTGAGATGCTAGACCCCAATCAAAATTGCCAAGTTTATTCTTTTCGCCATTAGCCCCATATTCTATTTCTACATCACTGATATTTAATAGTGCTGCAACAGATCTACACATTTGATTTACTGCAAAGAAATAATCCTCTGGAGTAGCTTTAAAGTTATAATATCTACCAGATTGGTTTACCAATTTATTTACATCAGATTCGCTAACTTCACCATGATTATTACTAATAGCAGATACTATTTCTTTTTGAATCTTGGATTTCTTGTCTCCTTCATAACCTTGAAGGAAATTAGCAACCCCTGCTTGTAATACCATGATAGGAGCACGGCCTACAATCTTTTGAGCAAATTTTCTACCAAATGATGCATCGTTATTAGTATTATCAATTCTATTATCACAGATAGGCATAAATTGGTATGGCATACCAAATACAGTTCTTATGTTCTTTACTGTCATTTTATTCATATTACTAATGAAATCATCAATAGCATTAAATGCTTTAGTAAATCCTTCTTTGAAAGATTTGATTTCGCTCATAAGATCTTTATATTGAGCTTCTGATGCAGCTTTTTGTAAATCTACATCTTTAAACTTACCATCTTTATTCTTATAAGAAAATTCATTTAAAGATACTCTATAACTATTACCATCTACGTCTTTAATATTAGCATAACCAGACGAGTCAATAGATTCTACTTTGAAGGTAGTCGCATCAGCTTTAGCAGATTCTGGAATATCTAATCCATTAACGTCTTTTTTTACACTATCTTTAATTTTAACAGTAGTACCTTCTAATTGGAGATCCATATCATCATTATTTTGTTTTTCATCTCCAGCAAATGATTGAAGATTAAGTCTGATCATCTTTTCTTTTAAAAGATCTTCATCTATATCTATCATCTTAGATAGTCTATCTGTTTTTAATATATATCTACCAGATATAGTTTTTAACCAACCATCCTCTTCAGATACTACTTCTACAGTTTTACCTTTATCTAAACTATTTACAACATTACCAGATGCTGATGGTTTATCCATGACTAGCACTGGTGCATTGATTTTATATAATTCAAACATTTTATATCCTCCTAAATACCTTAGGTTTATTACAAAAATGTCAGGGATAGCATTTCTGCTATCCCTGAATAGTTTATCTTAAAGCAATACTGTTCATATTGTCAATAATTGATTGATAGTTACTAATATCGGTTGTACCGACTCTATTGAAGTTGCCCTCTACACCTGCACCCGCACCTACTGTAGAAGCTGCCATTGCTCCTACATTAGCTCCAGATTGAGGCATAGCCGCTCCATTTACATTGGCCTTGATACCTTCTTTTGCAAAAGTATTTGCTAATTGAACGATTGCGGAGAGTAATTCATTAGTTTTAGATTGCTCTTGAATAAGCTTATCTAATTTAGCTCCTAAATCGCCAGTACCAACATTAGCAGAGTTAGCTTGAATTCCAGAAGGAGTTCCAGTTGCACCACTAGCGGCAGTAGTATATTTAGGATCTTTTGATAATACTTTAATTGCATCAGCTTTACTCATACCATGAGTATTCACTAAGTAATTAATATCATTATCAGAATATGGAATACCATTTGGTGCTATTCCATTATTAGTAGCTTCAAGACTAGTCTTAGCAATAGGTAAATTAAAGTTAGAGGATTTTAAGCCATCTAAATAGCTTCTACCATAAGATTTAATACTACCCCATGCATTAGATGCAAGATTTTTGATCATAGAGCCAAAACCTCTACCAAATGTAGAAGTTTTTCCTCTACCAAATCTAGATCTTGTATTTTTAGGAATTTGTTCATGTAAACCATACATGCCTTCATCGATACCTCTGTTAGCCGTATAGTATACTTTAATTCTAGTACTACCTCTACCGTATCTAGAGATACTCATAAATCCAGGAGTGGCTGCATCGCCATGTTTACCTTTACCAGCATTACCAGAAGCCAAGCCTTCAATAGAATATTGGCAAGGGTCAACTGCACCATTCATACCAGCACAAGATTGGTCACTTGTTACAGTGTAATGTAAGTGAGGACCTGTACTTGCACCAGTGTTACCAGATTTAGCAACAATAGTACCAGATTTAACTGTATCACCTTTTTGAACACATTGTTCAGATAGATGGGCAAATAGATGATACATTCCTTTGCCATCTTTGATTACTACGAAGTTACCATATCCACTACCAGGACCACCTTGAGATCCTACATCGTCAACAGTACCGTCTACAGGAGTAGGAACAGGAGTTCCTTCTGCAACACCTAAGTCAATACCATTATGGTTTGTAGAACCTACACCACCAGGGCTTTCACGAGGTCCGAATGGAGATGTAATAGGAGCATTACTCATACCAGCTTGAAGTGCAGCTGCTGCAGAGCCAGATTGAGGAGTTGCTACAGATCCAGCACCACCAGACTGACTTCCGCCAGAAGAGGAACCACTCTTATTACCACTATCCATACCTAAGATACTACTAAATGGATTTTCATCACCAAATAAGAATTTGAGATTATTACCAAATATTTTAGATGCAGATCCCATAATTGTAGAACCAAGCATCTTAGTCATCTTAGATAATGGAGCAGCCATTCTTTCAGCCATACCAGTAATTCTTCCAAAGAACCCTTTACTATAATCAGCGCCAGAAGAAGCTTTATTAGCTGCAGCTGCTTGAGCAGCAGTTTTAACTCTATTTTCTTTTTGTGCTTGAGTAATGGTAGGAGCAAATGCAGGTTTAACTGTAGGTTGAGCTAGCATTTGTCCAGGAGAAGAAGCTGTCAAAGGATTAGCTTTAGGAGTAGGAGGTACACCTGTAAGTGTTTGAGTAGCATTTAAAGTCAATTGTTGAGGACCAGCACCCATACCAAATCTAGCTTTAAGATGTTTACCTTTACCAGAAGTTGGAAGTGTTCCTTTACCAGCTAAAATAGCTTTTGCAGAAGCAATACGTCTAGGATAGCTTGCTGTGTCTCCAGAAACTTCAAATCCTTTTTCCCAAGTAACTACTGCATCTTCAATAGATTGATTTGCCATAGCTTGGACAAATTGATTATAATACCCACCAGGTCCGATTTCAGACCATAAGTATTCTAATTGTATTGATAGATCGTTCCAATTCTTACCTTTAGAACTTGCTAAAGATTGTAGTTTGGTAGCACGGTCATTTAACCATTGACAAATACCAATAGCACCAATTTCATTTTTAGCAGAAGGGTTGTATTCAGATTCTGCTTCAATATTACCGCAAATAGCAGCTGCTTGAATATCATTTAAACCTTTGGATTTTAAGAAATCAAAGATTTGTTTTGCATTTGCCGCAGCATCACCATTTACTGCATTATTAGAACCATCTGAAGAACCACCACTACTAGAAGTGGTACCGAATGATAATGCATTGCTAAATATTTCTGCTACTTTAGCAAACCCACTCAAGAAACCAGTAGCACCAGAACTACCACTAGAGGAACCTCCGGTTGCTTTGCTTGGTTTGCCTGGATCTCTCTTACCGAATTTAGAATTATCGATTAGAGACATATTTGGTTGGCCGGATGGGATAGCAGACATAGCACCATTCATACCATTAACGTATTCATCAATAGATGCACCAAAGTAACCATTCTTTTTCAAACGAGTTGCAAAGTCAGTTACATCTGTAGAGCCACTTAAAGATGGTTCATTACATTTATTGCAATAATATGCATAGTATTCAGCCCATTCTTCTTCGTTTCCGAAGTGCATGTAGTAGTTACCACCATCAGGTTGTTTATCTTTAGGATCGCCTGTTGGTTCATTTTGAGTCATACCACCGAAGTTGTAGTTTTCTCTAGCTAATTGAGAAGAGAACCCAGCTGATTCATGATACCATTGAGCAAAGATTAATTTAGCATCAATGCCAGTTTTAGGAGCAACCCAGTTAGCCAGTGCCCACATCTTATCAGCAGAGATTCCACCTCTACCATATCTAAACTTACCTGTTCCGAAATGGAAGTTATTAGCTCTTAAAGAGGAAGTTCCTCTACCATATCTTACATTTTTACCAGAACCATATCGTTTAGATCTAGCACTAATAGCAATAGTAGATTTAGATAAAAGATCATTTGCTTTATAAATCTTATTAGGTTGACGAGTTTCTGGGTCTTGAACAACAACGTTTCCATTAGCATCAATACCAGTAGCTGTAACATAATGAGGGTTTTCAGCAAATGGAGTTCTATTAGACTCACCAGCTGTGTCTTGACCCATCAATACAACAGGATTACCTGCTTGTAAAGATCTCTTAATAGAATCATTATCATAAAGAGTATCTGTTTCCATACCAGCTTTATTCATGAAACTAGAGAAGAACTCAGGTCTTGTACCACCATTGGTTTCTTTGAATCCGCCTTTGATAGCATATTGAGCGGCCATACGAGGATCTACATCAACACCTAATGAAGATAATGCATTAACAGCAGATACAGGACCACATCCAGAGTCAGCCATAGTTTGAGCTTCAGAATCTCCAGGAGCATTGAATGGCATAGAGTAATTAGAATCTAATTGAGAGTAGAAGTTGCCTTTACCGTATTTAGAAGTTTTACCCTTACCGCCATTTCCGATACCAAAGAAGTTCATAAGACCAGTTTTAGCCTCTCCGATAGTATCAGCAGCTTTGCCAGCTTTATCTTTAAGCCAATCTGCACCTTGGTTGAATCCCTGTTTAACTGTATCTGCAGCACTAGAAATACCAGAGGTTACAGAATTGTAGATATTTGTGGCCCCTTGTTTGAGACCTCCCCACATTTCTAAACCTTTATTTTTAGCCCACTCTAGGTTATTGCCTACAAAGTCTTTAAACTGATTTGCCTTTTCAACGACTTTTTCAACGACGCTCTTAGCACCAGTTTTAACACTCTTAACCATATCACCTAAAGTATCTTTAGCTTTATCTACATTATCACTGAAGGAGGAAGATTGTTCATCTTTCCCTCTAGGTTTTTGTCTTCTTAATTCATCTAGTTCTTTTTTACCAAAACCAAATGCTGGACCGATATATTCAATACCCATTTCTAATACAGCATCTTCTGGAATGATGATACCTAGAATAGGAATTGCAGCACACATAGCTGTTACAACACCTGATACGATTTTCATACCAGTACTAGAAGTGCCTTCAGAAAGTTTAAGCATTTCATCGGCATTATTATAGCCATGATAGAAGTCTGATATAATACCACCAACGATAATAACAGCAGATACTATAGCTCCGATACCTGTAGAAGCAGCGGCAGCTTCAGCACCTTGTCTGATTAGTTTTGTTGCAGCACGAGCAATATTAGCAGGTTTAGCAGCTCTTTCTAAAAGCTTAGCACCAAATGCTTTAACAGCCTTGACAGATTTGCCAGGAAGAACTGATTCTAATTTTCCTGTGACTTTTGTAATACCATCTTTAAGCTTAGCCAATAGGGCTTGGATAGTAGAGTTTTGAGTTTCTGCTTTAGCAGCAGCATCTGTTACATCAGATCCTACCTCTTTAGCAAATCCTAAAGCATCTTTACCTTTAGCTACTAAAGAACTCATTCCTTTACCAGCCATGCTTAATGCTTTGCTATCTACCATACCATGATACATATCACTTGGAATAGAAGAGAAGTCGCCATTAGCTATATCATAAGCAGCAGCACCAGCAGCACCCATCTTACCAACACCGCCACCAAGTTTACCAACTAGAGCAGTTGCTCCAAGAGATGCACCAAGACCACCAAGAATACTTCCAGTACCTTGTTGTGGATCAGTTTGAGCTTGACCAGTCATACCAGAAGTTTCAGGTTCAGAAGCACTAGAAGATCCTAATCCGAATCCTAATGCACCAAGACCTGCAAGAGCAGCTCCGACTTTACCTTTGCCTTTAAATTTAGCAGCAAGTTTACTAATCATTCCAGGACCACCACCAGAAGCAGCAGCACCAGCGGCAGCTTTGGTTGCAGCTTGAGATGCAGCAATTTGTTCAGCTTTGGCTAAGTTTTTAGCACCAGATTTAGCGAATTTACCACCAAGCTTAGTAAATGCATAGTCGCCTAATGCTTGACCACCTAAATCTAAAGCAAAATCACTAAGATCGAAATCTTGACCATTTGCCATTTTATAGGCTTGCATAGCAGCAGCGCCGCCTAACCAGCCAGCAGGTTTGCCAAATCTTTTTCCTAAGAATCTATTAGCAAGCATACTACCAGTACCCATTGCTAAATCGCCAGGAAGTGCAGATAAGCTTTCTTGAGCAGCAGCTTCGTCTCCTGTGAGTTTGTTGTAGACATATCTACCACCATCAAATAGACCGTAACCTGCTACACCACCTAAACCTTTAGCAGCTGTAGATGTAAAGAGTTTACCAATTCCACCTTTAAGATTACCTAAGAAGGAGTTACCAGCACCAGCAGCTCTAGTAGCAGCTGCACCAGCTTTTCTAGCAAATTCACCAGCTTTTGTTCTTAAAGATTCAGGGATTAATCCATTTGCCATAGATTTTGCACTACCCCAAATGAATTTACCTATATCTTTAATACCATCTTTGATAACAGTTTTTACTTTACTACCAAATTTAGCAACTGCGGCAGCGATTGCTGGGCCTATTAATGGAATAGAAGCTAATGCATTCATTATACTAGAAAGTGGTCCGCCAAATAGAGAGTCTAATAAGCTACCACCAGCGGCTTTAGCTTTTTGACCAGCTTTAGATGCACCAGCACCAATTCTATCAGCAATTCTTTCTAATGCAACAGTAGATCTTTCTTGCAATTGAACTTTGTGTTGGTTCTTAGCATCGATCTCTTTATTGTGTTTATTAGGAATTTCCATTAATTGACCATCTGCAGAAGAGATAGCATATTCTTTAGTATCACCGTCAGCAGTAGGAACTGTTGTTATACCATTTTTGCCAGCTCCCATACTAGAAGCACCTTTAGAACTAGACATATTTGCTCCAATGATTCCAGCAGCAGATACTGAACCCATATCTTTAGCAATTTCATCTCTAGTTCTCATATCAGTAGGTTTGGAAGAAGTAGATACATCTTCTAATCCATCAGAGGATTTATTACTATCTCCACCACCAAATAAACTACCGAATAGACCACCACCAGATTTAGAGCCACCGCCAAATAGCCCTTTAGCCATACCAATGATGCCACCCTCAGCATGGTGCTCAATAGAGTCATCTAACTTTTTACCATGAAGGACTTTAAATGTTTCTCTAGCACCTGGGGCTAAACCAACTTTCTCTGCCATACCAAATGGAAGGAAAGATTTGGATATCATTGGAATTATTGCATTGGTAAAGTTTTGAAGGGTATTCAATACTTCACCTTGGCGTTTATCTATTTTTTCATTAGCTTTTTCTAGTTTAACAAAGAAGCCTTTACGATCATCATATAATGCATCGTAAAAACCTTTCTTAACAGCATCACTCATGTCTTTAGCTCCACCGTTCCCAGTAAGGAAATTGTAGAGTTGGGTCATGTCTTTATTAGCAAGATTATTATCTTCAGCTTCTGTTTCGTCTAGTCTAGAATTCAAGGACAAACCTTTACGTTTTTGCAATTCGTTTACACGGCTACCTAATACTCTGGAAATAGCTTCCATTTCTTTAATAGCTTTTTCATCTCCTCGCACAACTCTGAGGTATAGTTTTCTAAAGTCATCTTGTTCAATTAGAGGATTTTCAATACCTCTAGTTAGTCCTTTATATACTTTATCAGCTATTTCATAAATAGCATTTTTATTATCATTAGAATTGAATACTTTGGCAGCTTCTTGGGCTCTAGCAACTTTCTTTTCACCAGCTTTTAGAGTTTGTACAAGAGATCTATATTGTTCATCTGATAGTACACTACCATTTTTAGCTTTGAATTTAGCAAGTTTATCAAGTGCACCTTGTACACCTTTACCATTTTTAAATTCATCAATGATTCCTAGTGCATTAAGATCTACAGCTCCTCTAGTTTGCTCTTGAATATCATCTGCAGCTGCTCTAAAGTCAGCATAAGATTCTTTAGTAGCTTGATTTAAATAATAATCTTCACCACGATATTTTCTATTCTTAGCAAAGTCTAAAGCATCGTTCATTTGAGCTCTAGCCATATTGATACCAGCATAATTGTCAGTACCAACTTCGCCCATCATTCTAGTAACGTCGGCTACATTACCAGTCATATTGTTTTCATCAATCAATCTGATTTGATCTTCAGTAGAACCAGTACCATATCCTTTTTGAATAAGTTTCCGGTTAGCCCATCCACCTACTTTACGTTCCATACCTTTGGCAAATGATCCAGCTTTTCTACCAACAAATTTGACTAAGCCTTTTCCCCATCCTCCGATTTTAGTTCCGATACCTAGTTTATCGAAAAGTTTCTCGAAGAATAGACCTGGAGAGTCTAATTTAGATTTAATAAAGTTTGTAATAGATTTGACAGATTGTAGACCATAAACACCAATTAACTTAGTGACAGGTTTGACTGTATTGAAGATAGGTTTGATCATATCATCTCTTAACCATCTACCCATATTCTTTTGAATATCTTGAAGAGTCCATTTAAGAGGGTTAGTAAAGTGACGTCTAATAGCACCAGCTAAACCGCCACGTCTTACACCATTCTTATCCTTGATACCAAGCATAAGCTCTTCAAATTTATCAGTAGTGGATAATACACCAAGACCAGCACCTAGAATAGAGTTACCTAACAAACCAAATGGTCCAAGTAACATTGTGCCAATTGTAGCTGCAGCTACTCTAGGGAAGTGTTTCTTGATAAGATCTTTACGATTTTTATTTAATAAACCGCCACGGTCACCAAATAAGAAATCGTTCAAATCTTTATTATTTTTAACTACAGAAATACTAGCTCCAAGCATAGCCCCACCCAAAGGACCGAATGGGAGTACTAAACCAGAGATAGCGCCTACTGTACCATACTTCTTAGCATCAGGCATATACTTTTGTAAAGTATCTTGCCATTTTTTAGAGATTAGGCCTTCTTTATGAGTAACATTGCCTTTCTCATCAACAATATCTTTACCAAATACTGTTTCTTGGAAGGTTTTATTATTCTTAATAATATTGATAGCAGAGCCAGCCATAGCTCCAAATAATGGACCACCTAAAGGGAATAATGTTCCAAGTAAAGCACCTGCGGCACCACCTTGAACTGCATTACCCATATTCTTTTTAGCAAAGTCATTAAATTGAGCTGCTGCTTTTCTAGGATCTACACCAAAGGCTTGTTCTATACCTGTAGATAAGCCATTGAGACCAATAGCATGAGATACTTTTCCTGTGGCTCTATCAATACCTCTTGTAAAGAAGTTTCCTTTATTTCTATTACGTTCATCAGCATATGCTTGATTATGAGCACCTAACTGTTCAACGATTTCTAAATCAGAGGTTCCTCCAGCATGATGACTAATATTAGAAATTAATCTACGCTTAAAGTCTTTCTCTTCAGATAACTGTTGACCAATATTAACACTATCCCTTTCAGGATTGAAAGGATTCATATTGGCAGGAATAACTAATTCACCTTTGTGAAGTGTAGTAAGTGTTACATTGCCTTTTGAAGGGTTAACATATTTTACACCACTGGCATGATGCGTAATATCACGTTCAGCTTCTGCTAATCTAGCGAGTCTAGATTGTACCGGACCTCTTTGAGATATATACGAATTTATGGCATCTGATTGGTACCTTCTTCCAGCAGATGGCAAATCGAATCCAAGGAATTGAGCTGCCTCTCTTCCTGAACTTTGTATAGAATCTCTAGCGTATCCATATACACCTTGAACACCTTGTTTAGCATTATCTTTAACGAAGTTTACACCACGTCTTACTTTAGCTTTAGCGGCTGCTATACCTCTATCAAGATCAAATCCGAACCAATCTTTAGCAAATCCTTTAATCTTATCAGGAAGCGTCTTAGCTAATTTATCTCTAAGACTTCCTAAAATACTATTAATTTGCTTATTAAGGTTATTAGTAATTTCTTTCATATCATGGATCATTACATTGAATAAACCTTTAACAGGTTTACCATCTTCGTCTTTGATATTAGTATTCTTACCAAATAACATATCATGCATGAATTCATCAGCACCAGCGATTACTGTGGTAAGCAATCCAGCAGGAGCTTTGAATATACCTTGCACGCCTTGTTGAATAGTTAATAGCTTATCACCAATTGTACTAGATTTTATTACATCATCTAAGAAACTAGTAGCTTTATTAGTAAGATTATCAGCTAGCTTACCTTTTTTCTTCTTAGGTTTGAATGTGCCACCACTTATAGCTTTAAGAGCATTTGTTAATTCAGCATCAAGAGCAGAGGCTGTAGCTCCACTCATATTAGAATTAGAGTTTTCAACAACAGAAGATTTGATTGTCTTCTCTTTTTGTTTTATTTGTCTTAAGAATGCTTGGTCTATAGCTGTAGTAGGATCAGCTTTTCCTCCTCTACTACTGCCAGATCTAGGACCTCCTCCAGAAGATAATAAGTTTCTGATATGGAATAATTCTTTATAAATATTATATTGATAATCGTATAAAGACATACCATATTTATCTTTATACCTTGCATTTGGAGGGACAAAATTATTAGCCATATACTCACCACCAATAGAAGTTTTTATACTCCCATTAGTAGCTTCATGTACTAAACCTTGACCAGAAGCGAATAGGTTTTGAACCATTTCATTCTTCTTAGCTAAAGTACTACTTATTTTGGCTTGTTGCTTACCTAATTGACCAGATGCTCTAAACATATTCATCACAAGATCAAATGTTTCTTGAGAAGTATCTTTGTTCTTGTATTGATTATCTTTATTTTTATATTTGGTAAGAATACGTTCTATATCCCTAGGATTGAAGTTGCCATTCTTCCAAACACCATCCATCAATTTATTAGCAGCATTTATAATTTCTTTTTTACGCCTATTATATTCTTGCTTATTAGCAGTTCCTAGATCACTATTAGAAAGAGCAACAGCTATAGATTCTCTTAGCTCTTTAAATGCTTCTCTTTTTAATTTAGTATCTATATTCTTTTGACTATTAGCAGCACTAAGCTCATTACTCCATCTACCTGTTTGATAGTTAAATACTCTAGGAGTTTCTCCTGTAAGAGCAGATTCTATCTTTCTTAAGTATCCAGGAATAACTTCTACTAAAGATTTCTGTGCAATACCATTCCAGGCAATAGCGCCTTTGTTGTAATTACTGCTTTGGAAATCTTTTAAGAAATCTTTATATTCCTCTTTTACACCAAAGATTCTAGATAACTCTTTGGCCATACCTTTCTTACCATTACCCATATCAAATACTTGGGCTAGAGCAGATTGAATATAACCATTGATATTTTTATCAAATCCACTAATAGCTTTCTTTAGATCTTTACCCATAGCCATACTAATACCGCTTTTGGTAATAGCTTTCATAGGATTGCCGGTAAACTCAGCTATAAACATAGGAAGGGATGCATAGAACATTTTCATTGTTTCTAATGTACCGCCTTCTCTGTTAGCTTTTCCAGAAATGGATTTAAAATAGTTTTCTAAACTAAATCCATCAGATCCAAATACTTTACTAGCTTTAGATTGGTTTCTGCTAGTCTTGGTATCAAAAGAATCTTTATATACAGATCTCTGTATATCTATGAGCTCTTTTAAAATAGCATTGTTTTCATTAGTCAACCTACTCATAGTTTCAAAATACTTAGTAGCATTTTGAGTATAAGTAAGCATTACTTTATTATTAAACTCTATCAAAGAGTTCATACCTTGCCCCAACATACTGAAGCCATTGTTCATTACGCCAATTTGTCTTTCACCTTGAGCAAATTGCGCATGGGAAATAGCTTTTTGGTTCTTGAGTTGAACATCAGTAGTCTCAGCAATTACCCTAGATAGAGAACTAGTATTAGCTCTTAACTGACCAGAGATCATAGATGCTACTACAGCATCTCCACGGGATATTTTAGACCCAGGGTTGTTCTCATCAGTATCTTCGAAGTCTTCCATCATGTCGCCAAACATATCAGACATCATATCCATCATCATTTTTTGTTCGGCTTTAGCAACATTTTCGTTTTCATGATAGAAGTTACCAGAAGTAATTTCTCTTTTTAAATTCCTAAACGTATCATTGACTGGTTTGAAAATAAATTGCTCTCTAAGATTTTTCATTTTAAGACCGACAGCTTGTCTAGAACCAACGATCTCTTTAAATGAATTCTTAGCATAGTCTCTATTATTTTCAATCATCTTAGTTGTTATCGGTGCTTGATCTTTAAGAACTTCTACCGCAGCAAACTTTAATGATTTACCAAGTCTTCTCGTATAGGCTAGAATAGAGTTTTTTGCCATAAAAGACTATATCCTCCTTTCTTTAAGCATTACGCTGATGTCTTAATTCGACATAATGATCCCCACTACAGAACTTAATCTGTAGTGGGATGTTCATTATTGCGGGAATGCTCCAGATATACTAAACGCTTAGTATATCAAAAAGGTAGAACTGGGTCTAACTCTTAGAAGATATTATTTATCCTCTTCTTGTTTTGTGAAACGATTAAAAGATTTACCTTCTGTATCATTCCAAAAACGTGTTTGCTTGGTTGGATCAATCTCTTTCCAATTATCTTGTTTCATTTCTTCAATAGTAGCTTTTCTAAAAGCTGGTACAGAAATAAATGTGATACGGAATTTATATTTAATCGAAGCAGTCTTTCTATCAAAGACTGTTCTCCAACCAAGGGCAATATTAGAATCTGTTTTGAAACCTACTTCTTTAGAATTAATACTAAAGGAAAGAGTGTTAGGATAATTTTCATTTGATACTGATGGAATATTATTAGCAATACTATTCATCATAGCTTTAAGAACAGCTGCCTCAATAGCTGTATCCCCACAATAAGCTTTTAATTCTGGGATATTTTTAATTACTGTAGTATAAGCCTCTTCAAATGTTTCGAATGTTTTAGTAAGATTTATAACAGTTGGTTTAGTGCTGAATTTTCCTTTAGCAAAGTTAGGCATTTTAGTTCTCCTCTTTATCTGATTCGTTTTCTAGTTGTTTGTATTTTTCTGCTTTTTCTAGAATATCTTTTGCATCATCAATAGTCTTTACTTCCATATCAGTAATTTCTACTTCTTCTCCAAGATCTTCATCTACTCCATTAGATGTATTGGAATCTGATAAGAATATTGTATCAGGATCAAATCTATTTGAAATATCTTTATTATTTGGAGTTAGAGCTATAAAAGCTATTCTAGAGAAGATATCTGGGAATTGATCATCTTCATTGATTAAGAAGTTGTAGTTTAATTCATCAATCAAATGTTTAACCAATCCTTCTGTAACTAATTGAACTTCTTTTTGTGCAGCCATATCAGATCTAATATTTATGAAATGAGCAAGTTGTTCAATAGTAAAGGTCATCATAACCTTAGTAGTCACATTCATAGGTAACCAAGCTCTGGCATCTTCTTTAACGATCTTATTATCCAAAGCATATTTGTAATTACCAAATGGATCTATATTTCTAATATAGTCAACAGTTGACTGATCAAGATCAGAATATCTTCCTGGATTTGTATCTAATGGATTAATAAATTGAGATAGATCAGTTTGATGTTTTACATAGCGTTGTGATTCTTGAGAAATAGCAACTCTATGGCGAGTCATTTGATTAGCACATGCTCTTGAAATATCATGGAACACGAAAGACATCGTAGATACTTTGAATAAGTCTTTGATATCAAACCCATATATTTTGACATGATTAAATATCTTTTCTAAATATTTGTCTTTTCTATGTAAGAAGGTTACTGTATTAGAATCAAATTCTTCTGTAATTGGTTGATACTCTTCTGCCACTGTGTCATAATTATTAGGAGACTCTAATTTCTCATAATCATATCTGTGCTGAGTTACTGCAGATATAATTTCTTTTGTAGCAACCTCTGGTTCATATACACATAAGTCTTCATCAAGAATCCCATCTTCAATATATTTAGAGAGTATTTCTTTTTCAAAAGATGCATACATGATATTCTTAACTGTTTGAACAAATGGATTTTCTTCAGAGCATTCTTGAATAATGTGTCCAAAAGCTCTTGATGATCCACTAATAAGAATCATAATAGAAAGATTTGATTGCTCTTTAATAGAAACTCTGCAATATTTAGTATATGATAAAAACTCTGTCACATACTTCATATAGTTTGTCGTAAATGAAGTATAGGAAGGAATCTTAATAATAGCAATTGCATTAGTATGTTCAAAAGGAGATTCATGACCTCTTGCTCCCATTCTAGAGCAATATCCTTTTTGTTTTTCATATCCTCCATCAGGAAGCATTCCTACGCAAACCCTTCCAGACCTGTTGAGTAGATATACATTATCAGATACATCTACTATTTCAAATTCTGGAGTTGGAATAACTATTCCTTGCATTTTCTCCATATTCTTTGTATCAGTATTCCATTCATCACTTGTGTGAGAACCACCTTTAACTATATCTGTGATTTTGTTTATTAGTCCCATTTTAATACTTCTCCTCTTAATAAAGGTATAAAGTTATATAAATATTTATCTTATAAAAAAGTCAGTGAAATTATATAAAATTAAAGAGAAACCCTAGAACCATTACGGCTCTAGGGCATGAATTAGAAGTATTAATCAACCAATTTATGAGAGTTATAAAGTCTGCCACAAGGGTCCATGTATGAATCATATAAATCATCATAATCATACATTAGATGATGAGTACCACCATTTCTATGATGATGATATGGTCCACCATAATATTCACCTCTCCAACCATTCTCTCTACTTTCGTAATCATAAGAAGGTGGATATAATTGAGGTCTACATACTCTACCATGTTCACAGCAACATCCACAATCTTCTTTAGGAGATTTGGGAGCATAAACATAATTAGATCTGCTTCTTGGATGACATTCATGAATCTCATGAATTGCATTTCCAGGATTGAATTTTTGGTATCTTTCTGTGCCCATGATGAGTTTATTAGCATTTGGATCATACCAATATCCATCATAGAATGGTTCATTTATTTCATCATATTGACCATCGCTATGGATTAGAACACAAGGGATATTATTCTCTCTGCATAATTTAATAATTGGATATACAGCAGAGGCTCTATAAGCAACATTGTTATCCATAAAGATAATAACTCTATCTAATTTAGAAGTATTAGAAAATGGATGGAAGTTTTGTAAAGCACATAAGAAATCAGAGATACAATGTCTCATAGCTCCAGGATTTCTTGGATCGGAAATTAATGGAGATTTATGCATTCTATTATAGTCTACACCATACATATGAGCAATCTTTTCTACATCGAAATCAGATCTTGGAGACCCTCCATAGATAACTTCTAAATTCATTCTTCTATAATATCTTTCAAAGAATGTAGTTAATGATCTAGTAACAACATATGCTTCATATCTCCATAAAGGATCTACTACAATAGCTACTCTACCATATACTTTAGGAGTTAGAGCTTTTGCTACATTTCCACCACAATCACAATTAGTCCAATTATCCATAATAGGATTAGGATTTCCTTGCACATTTATAGAACAAGAGAATTCAGCTTCGGCTGTTACATCAAACCAGTTAAGCATGAATTCATCTTCTTTACTTAGCTTATCTCCGCAACAACACTTATTCATGATTATTTTCCTTTCTATCTCTTCTTCGACCTCCAGCAAGTCTATATTCCCGTTTAGTTTCTTTAACGTAGACTTTCATTCCAGGTCTTAATAATTCTCTAGGCATTTCTAGAAGATCATTCATTGTATCTACAATCATAAAATCATCAGTAGGTTCTGGTTTTACATATCTTGTATTTATTACATGAATTTCAGAATAGATATCTTCTAATTGCCTATTACCAGTAGTAACTTTTCCAGGAAGATCTTTATAATACCCATTAACAATTACAGGAACTGTAACGGATGCATCAATATCAGTATTGCTAGGAAGAATAATATCAATCATACCAGAGAATTGTCTGAATGTATGATAATGCTCTAATTCAACAGCACCATTGATTTCTGATGTGATATAGTCATGCATATTAACTACACAATCTAAGATATCATAGTCTTCGTATTCTGGATCGATATCTACATCACATAATAATTCTTTGATATAATCATCTACAGTTACAGCTGCCAAGAATTCTGTATTAGAAGTACAAGGTACTACTAATTTAGAATAGATGGAATATGGATATCTGTTAGATTGAATACAGCATCTACCATAGAGATATAATTGTTTTAGATTTTTATCACTAATTTCTAAATTACAATCTAGATCATAGTTATCGATAGTTCCTAAATAAATAAGATCATCTACAACAAATAAAGTTCTACCAAAAGTATCTGCATTGATATTAACTGTAGAATCTAGATCTTTTGTAGACCAGAAATCTTTTACTGTAATTTGAGATATAATAGTATTCTTTTCAGTTTCTTCTAATTCTGCTTGAACATAATCTAGATTACATTTCCTAAGAATATCTAATGCTCTTACAGCTGGTACTGTAACAGAACTTGTAAATCCAACCTTATCTTGATCAATATCTGGATTATTAATATCTTCAATAAAGTTTACATGTAGTTTAACTGTAGATTCTAGATCTGTTTCACTTACACCTTTATCAAATATCATTTGACCTTTAAGGTCAGGGAATAGTCTAAATGTAGACTCTTCTAGATCAATGTCACCATTAATATCGATCTGATTTAGATCATCGATATATTTCTTACCAATAGTGAAATCACCTTGGAGGTCTTTAACGACATCTGTTGGTACATGGGTAAGTTTACCTTTGATCATAGAAATATATTGCACATAAGAATTGTTCTTAACCTTTACTTGCGCTGGAACATCGTACGCATGCCAACCACCTACAAAGAAGAACTCTCCTTTTAATATATTCTGTTTAAATCTGATTCGATTGGTTTCATCAAAATTCTCGATATCTGGCATTTTGTAGCCCCCAATCTTTATAAAAAATTTAGCTAAATTTTGTATTATAATGATGTGATAAAGTAATCCATAGAGTCAATTAAGACTCTATGGACTTTGGTTTAATATTCAGATCTTGTATCAATCATTTCTACAATTTTATATCCAACTACTAAATCTTTAGTATTGTTTTTATAGCAGAAACAATAGTAATCTTTAAGGTCAATATGGAAATCTGTTATTAAAGATTGAATTGTTCCTTCTTCAATACCTTTATCAATTCTATTTTCTCTAAGAAGATCATTAAGTATTTCTATAGCATGGATTTTACTATCGAATACTACTGGTACTACTAAGATATTATTGATTGATTTCTTAAGATTTATATGGAACTTATCTTTAACTAAAACAAGACTTTTACCTTCCATATTAATTAACCTTTCTTGATCTTATAGATGATCAGTAGGAGCAACAGTGTCTGGTTCTTTTTCTACTGGAGCTTCTTCATGTGTTACTGTTGGTTCTTCTTCTGGTGGTTCTGCTGGACTAGGCATACCAATACCATAATAATGATGCCATACAATATTATCATGTTCGAATGTAGGAGATGTAGTATCTTCTGGTTTAGGCAATTGCATGAAATGATATTTACGATATGCTACAGATTGATCTGTATATGGGTTTGTATCGAAATCATCAGGTTTCTTAATTCCCAAATCATAAAATCGAGCATACACAATAGCCTCATCAGAATATGGATTTACATCAAAATCAGCTGGTTTAGGAAGATCCATAGAGTAATATTTACGATATGCTACAGATTCATCAGAGTAAGGATTTGTTTCCAAATCATGAGGTTTAGCTGGAGCATTTTGATCTTTCTTTTTAGCACCATGAGTAGTTTCATCATCATCAGGATTATATAGCTTATCGAATTTGAAACCTACCAATAGTTTTTCACCATCGATTTTAACACCAACTACTGCTTCATAAAGAGCTTCAGCTTGTTCACGATCTTCTACACCTACAGCTTTAGCCAAAGTAAGAACATCGTTTTGAGTAGTTTCGAAATAACGGTTATCTTTTACATAGTCTGCTACGATATCCAATAATTTAGTAGTTGCACGTTCTTCATTATCGAATACAAACATAGTAGTCAATTTTGTATCTTCCATTAAGTCATTTTTTGTAACATTGAGAGTATCATTAGTGATAACAATCATCTCTGCCATTACTAAACACTTCCTTTCTTGATTTTAAAATTATATTCAGTAATCCTATCTCTTAGGACTACTTATTTGTCAATTAGAAAACTGATATTGGATAAAAAATAATACAGCGGAGTCTGATTTGGGTTTGGGTGTTGGCGAAGCCAAAAACCCAAAAACCCCCCGTCTAGTATATTAATATATATTATAGAAGACAACATAGAATGAAGTAGATAGATGAAGACTAACTTAACGGAAGGGGACCCACACGTCAGAATAGGTTCTAATATTAGAAACTATTGACTACAAGGTTTTACCTTTTGTATCAGACTTTAGGTCTGATTTATATCAGAAACGAAGCAAAGAGCTTTTTCTTCTATAATATATCATCAAAAAAATTATTACCAGGTCATAATATCTAAATCTTTCAATATACTCAGAAAAAAAAATAAGAGATAGGTACTAAGACCTATCTCTTAAATTGTAGATTATTTAATTTCATGACGATCTACTTTAAAAGTAGTTCTAGAACCTTCGCCAAAGTTAGGATCAGATTCGTCTTCATTATTATAAATAAAATCTACAGAATAGATATAATCAGCATTGGCATTATTATCTAAATATACAGGTTCTGGTTCAATACCCCATTCTCTTTTTGCCTCTTCTGCTAATTGATTTACAAAATCAATAGCAGCTTCTTTATTATGGAATACGCCCATAATATTACTAAATACATTATCGGAAGAATCCATATTAAAATAGTTTTCTGTTTTTGTTACAATGTAGCTATAGTTCTTAGTCATAGTTTTATCTCCTTGGTTGTAGCATATAGTTCTTACTGAAAAATTATATGCTTTATCATTAATTTTAAAAGATATAGGTCTTTGCTTTTTATTATTAGAAGCAACTATACTATGGAAGTAAGTATTTATTTCTTTTACTTCACTATCTTCTAAATATTTAGCACCTTTATCAAATTCTTTGTCTATGAATTCATTTAATTTCTCAAATGCCTCACCTGCATTTTTAAATGCTTTATTAGACCAAACAATACCAAATTTATTTTCAATTCCATGATTAATACTTGGCAATTTATTTGTATTTAAATTATAAATAGATTCTAAAACAATCGTTACATTTTCTTTTAATTCATGCTTCGCCATCTTCACCATATTTGTTATCCTCCATAAAGGTTAAAGTGAGTATGAGTTTTATACAATGCCCTATCTTCCAATGTATTATGTCATACTAGAAATATATCCATTGAACTCCATTAACCCTCTATAATAATCTCATTACCCCTGATTAATTTACCTCCTTTCTTTTTGAGATTATTATAATTTGATGTAATAATCACTATAAAACTACATCACCATTATAGTATATAAGTATATCAAAATTTGAAAAAAAATAAGAGATAGGCTATCAAAGCCTATCTCTTAAATTTGTTATTTCAAACTAATTTCAACAACTTCATATTTTGCTAAATATGTATCAATTTTAGCTTTAACAGTATACACTATTTTACCATTATAAATGGATTCTTCTTTTAAGAGTTCTTCTTCCTCTTCTGTTAAATTGGTAGCACCCTCTACTTTTAATAGAGTAGAGATTCGATCAATAGCATCTTCCTTATTCTTATAAGTTGCTAATTCGAATAAAATATTTTCCTCATAATAATCAATATATAGATTATCAAAATTATAATCCTTTGATATATTATAAGTAGATTCTAATATCCCATAAATGGTGTTCATAAATATCTCCTTTCATACTAATACTAGTTAATAGTATTTACTGCAAGAACTTTATAAGATACAATAGCATTACGAAGTTTTACAACTTTATACAATTCCAAAGCATCTTTTAAAGCATCCACATTAGGAAGTTGATTTTGGAATTCTTCTGGAATATCTTCTGTAACTTCAGGATTTCCAATATTGATTAATTCATTAACCTTGTTAATCGCTACATCTTTATCAGAATATAGAACCAAGCCAAATAGTCTATCAGACTCTAATTGAGATAATTCACCATCTTCGCGAATCACATAAAGGCTTTCCAAAATAGCATAGTGTTTTTCTACCATAATAATCCCTCCTATTATTAAAATAATACTTAGTTTATTTTTTAAGGCATAACCCAACAACAGTATTTTCATATCGGTCATAAAGTATATAAGAGTACGAATCTATATTGTTGTTATTATTATATGCAGCGAAAGTTCTGATATTTTTTGAATATGGTCTAATATATCTATCTCTATCTCCAAAATGCTCTTCTTTTGCCGTATAAATAATATCATCATCGTCCGGTCGGTCCATAGATCTAGCATTATATTTTACTTTTCCTTCTATTATAGATCTTTCAAATTTATGAGTTCTCATATTAACTTTATCCACATATAATTCACACGTCGCAATACGAGGTTTAGGATCCGCACCATCATCAATGGAAGCGAGGGCATCCCAAACTTCACCTAATAAATCAAATAACCACATTCCAAATCCTCCTATATTAATTAAAATAATACTTAGTTTATTTTTTCAAGACTCAACCCAATAACAGTATTTTCATATCTATCATAAAATAAGCAAGCATATGAATTTATATTGTTAGGAGCGCACACAATAAAAGTTCTGATATTTTTTGAATATGGTCTGATGTATCTGTCACTATTTCTAAAATACTCTTCCTTTATTCTAGGAATAATTTTATCTGGATCCTCATCATGTGGGCAGTTTATATATTCGGAATCAACTCCAGCATATCCTTTGATTGTAGATCTTTCAAATTTGTGAGTATCCATAGAAACTCTATCTACATGCACTACATATCTAGATCCTAAGCCCCAATCGAGAAACATATGGAAAATAGCAGCTCCAATATCGTCTAATGACATTTTTTAATCCTCCTTAATAAATTGAATAATCAAACATCTTATTTTCTTCGATAAGATCATCTACAGAATGACCATAGCCAGAACCTTCTAATAGATTCCCATCTTCTTTTACGATATAGAAACCATAAGTTACATCGTTGATATTATCATACATAATTCTGCAGTAATCCTCAATAGGATAAGCACAGTATTTATCAAACTGACGCATTCTATTTTCTGGAACGTCTATTAATTCTCTGCAGTCAACGATATCACCAATAGCATCAAATGCTTCATCTAAACCATCTTCTTCCATGCTAATTAAACCATCAATAGGTTCTTCATATACATATGGACCGCTATTGATATCAGTTGTCTTTCTAAATTTAGAACCACCAATAAGCTTATGTGCTTTGATATAAATATTCATAATTAACCTCCTGGCAATAATGCCTTTAAAAATTTAAATAAAAAATATAAAGACTTAGATCAAGCAATCTTTGATCTAAATATGTACTCATTACTATAGTATATAATTATATTATATTTTTAGTAAGACTTTAGATTAAATTTGAAATTCGCTTAATAAAGGAGATAGCCATGTATACTATAAACATTTATCACTTATTTGATAAACTATCTGATGGGGTAAAAAATAATTATATTTGCGAGAATGATAAAGAGTTATATAGATCTTTACAAATTCAATTATCTAATGCTAATACCATAGAAGATGATAATGTAAATATCAATCTATTTAGATTTATTGATGAAGAGTATCTTCCAGATGAGTTAGCTAATAGAACAAAACATATTGAAGATCTTATTGCTGAGCATCACAATTTTGAGATTGATGAAACAGAAGTTCAAACTAATATCATCAATTATCTTATTGGCATGGATGGTCTTATCTATAATATGAAGGACTATAAATCTGTAATGACTAATAAAGATACCATCCGTTCTTTAGGAATACAGAAAATTTCCCAAGATCCAACAACTTATAGAAAAGAAGCAGAAGCTGAATTGAATAAGAAATCTACTAAGACTAATATTCTTAAAGAAATTCAAAACTTAGTAATTCTTACTACAGTATATGAGATCTTAGAAGAAGATGCCGATAAAAAGAAAGATGAAATCGATGAGTATGCTGAGGAGAATATCAAAGAAAATTATATTAGTGAATTTGATATGATCTTAGATAAGATGGAAAGTCTATTCCCAGATGATGACGATATTGAAATTACTGGTGTAGAATATAATGGTAAGAAGATTACAACTGATGAATTCACACAAGAACTAAGCACTCACAGATACCCTGGATATTATGAAAAACAAATTCCTATTGAAGATGCATTAGATCATACTTATGTAATCCATACAACAAGAGGAACTGTTATCAAGAAACCTTCTACTGATATCTATGATATGGATATTACTATAGAAGCAAAAGAAAATTAAATATAATTATATACTATATTTATGATAGCATTATAAACTAGTGCGACTTCTACTCCACTACAGAAGTAAAATGTGGTTACTATAGGACGATATTTCGCATATCAATCCTAGCAGTGTAAAAACGGTATGCAAAAGAATATTACTCAAAAGGTGTATTCTTTTTTGTTTAAATCATATTAAAACAAAAAGGTGGAGTAGAGCTTAATTGCTCTACTCCCTTATTTTTTTAATATTTAAAATCAGTTAAAATTTCATTAAGCATTCTTGGTTTAATACCCAAATCTTCTTGACATTGACGAGCAGTTTCAATAAGAAGTTTATTCATTAAACCTTGAAGCATAGCAGATGGAACCATACGACCCATAACACCAGAGATTGTTAGGAATGCATTTACATATTCATCTTTTCTATAATCAGAGAATGCTTCATCACCTTTAGGAATAATATAAGAGTTTACACCTTTTAGAGCTTGAGAGAATACTAGTTTATCACCAATACCAAATTTATCATTTACTTCGATATAGAATTCGATACGAACACCATCAAGATGTTTTAATTTACCTTCTGCAGGAAGTTTGCTTGTAGATTCTAGAGTATACTCTTTATCTACACCATTCTTTTTCATGATCTTTTTAAGTTTATTGATCTTAGCATCATAAGCTTTTACGATCTTTAATAAGGTAGGAGATAATTCTTCATCATCACAAGTTCTATAAATTTTAATATTAGTAATACGACCAGTCATCTTAGCTCTTACTGGCTTACGTCCTAAATCAGACAATCCTTCAGCATTATCATCTGTAATATTCTTTAATAATTCATTAGCTTCTTTTTCATCAAAAGCATCTTGGAAGATCAATAAAGGATCGCCTTCTTGAACAAAATCTCCAACTGATACCATATTATATACATTGGAGTTCTTATCAAGAGACACATCTTTTTGAACGTCAACTTTAGATTCTAGAGCTTCTGAAATAGAATTATCAACTACACAAGAGTCTTCATAGCCCAAGTCTGTATTCATAATAGCAACTTTAGCTAGAGTACCCATATTGTAAGATAATCCGAATGGGTTACCGCCTTTTCCTCCATTACCAATTGCATTAGAGTAAGATTGTTTATCGTAAGCTACAATATCGTTACCTTCTAACTTTTGACCTACTTTAACAATCGGATCTAATTTTGTAGTAATATAGAAACCACCATCAGAGTTCTTTTGGATAGTTGTACGAAGATCTACATAATCTTTTTGTTTAGTTTTGGTATCTTCAATGATCATATAATCTTTAGTAACTTCTTTTACTACGGCTTTTTCAAATGGGCACTTATATGCAAACTTATTAGAAGTTAGATATGGTAATGCCTCATCAGCACCAGTAGTAATAAGAGATGGCATAGACTTCTTAACCAACATTTGATGTTGAGATGTTTGTGTGAATGCCATTGCTGTACGGAATGGATCATCATGATTGATTGCTAATGGAGATAATGCTTCCATCATAGAGAATGTATTTAAGTTATTTAACTCTTCAGGTTTCTTAGGAGTAATAAAACCACGTTTATTTCTAACACCTGCATCGATAACAGTTTGTCTATTAATACCTACTGTAGATGCAAAGCCTGTAGAGATACCTAATACACCAAGCATAGATTTATCATAACCACGTTTATCAAGACCAAAAGATCTTTCAGAGTTCATACCTGATAAACCTTTGAATGTTACTTTAGAAGCTGTTTCTGCTTCAAGTAATGGTGTCAATGTGGATAAATCAGAAGAGGTTTGGTCATGAGTAAGAATAGAATCGATAACAGCAGATCTCTTAGCAGAGAATGTAGCTTGACCCTTACTTCTTTTTATCATGGTTCTATAAGCACCGAATGCTTTAGCAAGTACTTGATATAGATGGCCAACAATAACTTCATTAGTTCTTAACCTATTACCAGTAATATCAGTATGACGATTGAATTTATTATCAACTAATAAGTCATTACCATAGATCATAAGATCTACATAGTTATCAGGAACGTTTAAAGTCTTACAGATTTCTTTTGTAATAGGATCGATCATTAAATCATAGAAGTTATCGAAACCATCAGCTTTAATTCTACCACCAAAGTCATCTAAGATATCTAACCACATATCTTTAGAATTGATTTGTTTAATAGAGTAATCATTAAAATCACATTGCATCAATCCATTCATAAGCATATTATGACCAGGATCATCAGAGTGATATACTAGATAACCATCTTCAAATTTAATATAAGTATTTTCTCTAGATGGTCTTGTTTCTTGGAATTCATATTTGATTCCTACTCTATTTAGTAATCTTTGTAAGCCAATATTGTAAGATAAAAGAACCACTACTGGAATCTTTGTATTCATAATAGAAGCTTCAGAATACATTAGACGTTTAGCAACAGATACGCTTTGATATATCTTATCAAATTCTCCAGATTTATCATGAGATCTTAAGATATTCAATATACCCATATCAATGCTAGTATCTATGAATGGAACCTTTTTACCATTTATTACATAACAAGCTAGGTATTTATTAGCAAGCATTTCATCGGTAGCTTTAGATTCAGGAGATCCTGGTTTGAAGTAAGATTTATCAAATGGAATTTTAGATAATTCATCCATATTGAAGGAAATATAAGATCCATCTTTAAATTTGATCTTAGAATACATAGAAGCTAAATCGATGAATTCCATAGGAAGTTCGTATCTAATACAGATCTTTCTATTATCGCCATCGATAACTTTAATATCTTTACCTTCATACTTAGTTAAAGCTTTTACTAGCTTATTGATGATAGGAGAAGATTTAGATAGACCACTAGGAGATTTTCTATAAATAAAGATCTTAGAATAGTTAGATACTAATTGAACAGCATCACCATCTGTTTTTACTACTGGAAGAAGCATCAATTGGCCAATAAGAGATTTTTCATTACCTCTTAATTTCATAAAACGATTACTAATTAATCTAGGAATATCTAGAGTCATTGTAAACCGTTTACCAGTTTCAGCATCTTCATAATTACAAGTCCAAGTATCAATATAATCCTCAGATGTGGAAGTATTTTGTGATTTGATATCGACAATATTCATTGGATGTGTGACATGCATAAAATGTGTAAACATCGCTACAATATCTGGATCCATATCGTATTGCTTATTGAAGTTAGCAAACTTTACTTTCTTCCAAGATTCATCCATAGAATCTATTTTAAGATCCATTGGTTTAATATCATCATTCTTTTGGAACTCTTCCACAAGTTTAGCAACAGATTTACCATTAACTTCTTTTGTGAGAAGTTTCTTTTGGGTTTCTTCCATTCTAGACTTACGAGCTTTATTCATCTTGATACCATCTTCTGATTGAAGATCAAGAAGTACATCTTTCAACCATTCATTATCTTTATCATCTGGATCGTTCTTTTCAAGAGTTTCCATAGCATCTTTAGTAGTGGTAGACTTGGAAGCTATTTTATCAAGCTTATTTACAAGAGCAGCTTTCTTAATTTCAGGGTCCTTGGTTAAACTAGGATCATCTAGTACGCCCATTTTCTCTAAATCATCTTTTGTTAACTCTTTTGTACCGCCAGTTAAGTTAGTTAGAGTGATACCACCCTTTTCTAATTTATCAGATAATTGAGCTACAATAGCTTGTCTAGAATCATGATTGATTTCTTCAACTCCAGTGTATTCGCCACTTAGGATATTATTTGTAAGAGACACAAATTTATTTAGATGATTCATATCCATAGCAGCAAAGTCTACTGTGAAATATCCATTCTCTCCAGTAAATAGAATAGTATAATCTTTCCATGCTTGTAATTTAGATGGATTGATTTTAGCAGTTCTATAAATGAATGAGAATGGGTTAGCAGAATTCTTATAATCAAAGATGCTTGTATCAGGAACAGCTTTCTTCCAATCAGTTACTGGAACCACTATTGTCTTTTTAGTATAATTAGAGAATCTAGAATCCATAAGGAATCTATTCAAGAATGTGAAGAATACATCTAATCCTCTATCTCCAGTAAATTTAGTATTGTTCTTATAGAATATATCTGTATAGAATGCCCAATCATAGAATAAGTTTTTATTCTTATATAATCTTAAATCTGTAAATGAATATTTGAGATACTTTACTTCATTTCTAATTTTTTCATAGAACTTCAAACATTCTGCTTGAGATCTCATTCTATTATTAAATAAGATTTGTCTAAAGATTGTAGTATAGTTGTAAGAACCAAATTTTGTAGTTTCCGATTCTTCATTAATAATAGAATCTACAAATTCTGGATATAAGAGTTTATGGTATTCTTTACCAAGTTTTAACTCCATACCAGTCACATTTAAAATAATATCATTATTAGAAGATACAGATTCATTCAATGCTAAATCTTTTAAAATAGATGGGTTATATGATTCATTATTAATAGAAATATCACCATCTTTATTTAGATCATTATTAATAATAAGATTTACATTCTTTTCAATAAAGTAAGAATTAAAAATCATATTGTTTAATTTAGCAAGTCTATTGTTTAAGATATTAATACTAGATTCAGTATTAGGTGTCATTAGATATACAATAGAATTATGAGTTCTATCTTTAAGATCTATTGGGTAGTAATATTGGCCTCGATATAATCTAAATGGAGTCAATTCATTTAAAAATATTGCCACGTTGGTATCCTCCTTATCTATTGTAAAACATTACCTTGATGTAATCCTCGCTAATAAATATTATGGTTGTATACTATAATAGTGATAAGATGAAGATATATGAATATAAACATTTATATTCTTCTTTCGACTTATACTTATATAACTAAACTACTATAGCAAGATAACTCCCTTATCTTACTATCGCCCTCACAGATCTTCATCTTATCAAAAAATAAAAGGGATTACAGCCCCATGAGTTATTCAACGCAATATAAATTTGCTTGGCCTAAAAACAACACAGTGTTTATCTCAATCAATAGATCATCATATAACTCATGATTTTTTCCTAGCATATATTAACTTCTTTCTTTTCCTTTCGAGGTTAGTATGTGCTCTGTAATCCCTTTTATTTTTTCTTTAAAATCATAAATTATTTGCATGGGAACAATATCGTAATTCAACGACATAGGCTTGAATAAAGTAATTAGAAAAGGTATTAAGAATATGGAAAGAACAAAATTCCTTAAAGAAATATCTTCTATGACTAGAGAGGATATAGATAAATATCTTCTAAGAAATTGCCATAGAAGAAAGAAAATTTATCCAGTATTGGTGTTGAAACCTTATTCAAAAAAGGAGAGTACTAGTGAAAGTAGCGGATCTAATAAAGGAGATTAATGAACAACGATCTCCTAATGATAAAAAAACTTATGATACTAAATCTCAAAAAGATGAATTGCTAATTATGAAAGCAATGCTTAATGATAAAGATTATAAAGTAGATGTGTATAAAGGTACTGGTATCGATTATACATTCTCCCCATCAGAAGTTATCAGAAATACTATGAGTTCTGTTATTGCAAATACTACAGGTATTTCTAATCATGAAGCACATCGTCTAATGGATAACTATGAGTTTAGAACTGGAGAAGCTAAGAATATGATTGAATTCTCTAAAGAGTTTATCAATACATATTTACAAACTGGTCGTAAACTTCCATTAGGAGGTAGAGAAACTTCCAATATTTCTTTATTGAAGAAATCTATAGCTCCAGGATATGTAAAATATCCAGTTAAGATTGGTGTAGATAAAGATGGCAATGCTATCTGTAAATCTAAAGATATCTTTGTAAATGGTTATGATTCGGTAAAAGTCTCTGCTCCTTGCCCTGTATGGGTTAAAGATAAAAAATAAAAGAACTGTAAGTAATAGTAAATAAGTTTGATAAGATACTCTGTAGAAAAATATTTAGATATATCTTTCTCAAAAGGAGGAGCTAAAACATGACATAATAGCTGGCGAACCCTAAAAAATAAATTTTATGATTAAATATAATATCAAACCGGATGAGATTTGAACTATCATATCTAATAAATATTTATTCATTAGAATTCTCCTTTCAGAGTATCATATCATCATAATTATTTGTAAAAAATAATAAGAAGCTCAAATAAAATTCTATTAATTAGATTTTATTTAAAGGAGGAAATAAACCCATGGCAGAGTTAGAAATCCTTATTAATCAATTTTATAATAAAATATAATATCAAACCAGCAATTACCTGGCCAATTATATTGATTAGTAGATCAATCATAAGGATTACTCTCCTTTCTGAGCTTCTTATCATAATTATAGTATATAATTATTTT